GGAACGTCCAGGGCGCGATCTACAACGCGTCCACGAACGCCCTCCTCGCGACCACGTCGAGCGTCGCCCTCTCGGGCGGCTACCTGACCCTTAGCTTCTCGTCGTCCGTCAGTCTGACCGCCGGAGGTTTCTACTACCTCGCCCTCGCCTGCAACTCGAACGGGAGCGACTTCGCGGGCCAGAACATCGCGACGGCGCTGACGGCGTTCACGCCCTACCCGGCGGCGTTCGAGAACAACAACCCGCTTCCCGCGACGTTCGCGCCCTCGTCGGCGACCACGCCGATCTGGATTCAAGCCCTATGACGCCCACCGTCGACGCCCTCATCATCGCCAAGGACAACGAGCAGACGATCGCGCGAGCGGTGGCCAGCGTCCGCGAGCGTGTCGAGCGCGTGCTCGTCGTCGTCGACCCGGTCACGAAGGACGGGACGCGCGAACGCGCGCTCGAGGCGGGCGCCCAGGTCGAGGAGGCCGCCCCTTTCGTCGACTTCGCCACGGCACGCAACGACGCGATCGAGCGAGCCCGCGCAGATTACGTCGTGATGGTCGACTCCGACGACGCCCTCGCCTTCACGAGCGCGTTTCGCGGCTGGCCGTCGGACTCCGACGCCTATTCGCTCCGCGTCGTCGAGGGCTCGTACCGGTGGACTCGCGTCCTGTACTTCCGCCCTTCGCTTCGGTTCAAAGGGCGCGCGCACGAAGTACTCGAGTGCGGCGACGGACTGCCGCCGGAGGTCCCCGGCATCCTCTACCACCGCATCGGCGTGCCCGTCGTGGGCCTTGCCGCCTACGACTTCAGCAAGCAGGACACGATCGCGATCGTGTCTCAGATCCCCTCGGGCGGGACGGTTCTCACGCTCCCGTCGTGACGACCGACAACTCGACCATCAACTGGATCGCAGCGCAGACGTGAGGTCTCCATGACAACCCTTCGCACGCATGGTCTCGGTTCTCCGCGAGTCATCGAGTACGACGAGTCATTGCACCTCGACGTGGTGCCGGGCTTTCAGATCGTCAGCCGTCCGCTCGCGGTCGGCATGCGCGGGTTTGACACGAGCCAGAAGCTCACTCTCGAGCAGTACGAGTGGGCTAAAGCGAGCGGCTTCGACTTCGCGGTCCGGTACGCACCGCTCGCTGGGCAGAACCCCGCGGTCGGTATCGACGGCGCCGAGCTCGAGGACGGTCTGTCGACCGGCCTCGGCATGATGATCGTGCAGTTCTCACGCACGCAGGGGCTGAGCGGACCGCAAGGGCAGCAAGACGGTGCTGCGCTCATCACGCGCTGCCAGACGCTCGGGTTGCCGCCCGACATGAGTCTTTGGGGGGACTTCTCGCCGGCAGATCCTGCGACGATGAAGGCGTATGGCAACGCACTCTACGCCGCGACGGTTGCCGGCGGCGCTGCCGTGGGCGCGTTCGGCGGGTACAACGAGCCGGGTGTCCCGAGCGGGTTGAACCTCCGCACCGACTACACCTTCCACCGGTACTGGCGCACGAACGGCGAGGTCCCCGAGGTGGAGGGGCGCGGCTACCAGCTCCATCAGCTCTTTCCCGGCAACGTCACCGTCGGGCCGGCGGGCGCGACCTTCCTCATCGACTACGACTTCGTCGGCTCGGACTGGCTCGGGAGCTACCCCGTCGCAGCGTTCAAGGCGTAGCTCACTGCCAGAAGATGATCCGCACGAGGCCCGAGCCGCCGTCGCCGCCGTCGCCACCGTTGGAAGGACCGCTGCCACCCTGGCCGCCGCCACCACCGCCCGCACCCGAGTTTGCGGCTGCGGTGCCACCTGTCTGACCGACGGTCGCGTTGCCGCCGTTGCCGCCGTTGGCGCCGCTGCCGGTCGTTCCGCCTCCTCCTCCGCCGCCCCCGAAGCCGGAGGTCCCTGGCGGTCCACCGATGCTGCCCCCTCCACCACCCGGGAATGGTCCAGCCCCCAGCGAGAAGGCTTGCGGCATACCGGTGCACGCCCCACCGGCGTCGATAGAGTTACCGCCAGCTCCAGGCAGCGCCGCGCCTGGACCGGTGCTCTCTCCATTGAGGGTGTTCGTGAATGTCTGCGCGCCTGCACCACCCGTGTTCGGATTGCGGACTGGGGTACCACCGAGGCCGTTGCTGCCGCCCGGCCCAGGTTGCGTCCCCTGGTTCCCCCACGCTCCACCGCCCGCACCGAGGAACACGGCGATGGGAGTGCCGGTGACGCTCACGACCGAGTCGCCGCCTGGATTCCCCTCTCCAGCGCCGGTACCCGTGTCGCCCGTACCGCCCAGACCGCCCGCACCGATGGCGACGTCCAGCGTTTGCCCTGCTCCCACGACAACGAATAACGTGGTCCAGACAGCGCCGCCGCCGCCACCTCCACCGAGACCGCCGGCAACGCCGAACTGGCTACCGCCGCCGCCGCCACCTCCACCACCGGTTCCTTGGATGGCCGCCATGGAGACGCCTGCGGGAACGACAACGCTGCCGCTCGCGAAGAACGTGAAAGGAGTCGGCTGAGTACCCGATCCTGTCGGTCCGGTGGAACCGGTCGCTCCTGTCGCGCCGGTGCTCCCGGTTACTCCCGTACTTCCCGTGGGTCCCGTCGATCCCGTGGGTCCTGTTGCTCCGGTGGGGCCAGTGCCCGTGGCGCCTGTAGCTCCTGTTGCCCCCGCTCCAGTCGCTCCAGTCGCGCCGGTACTCCCTGTCGGACCGGTGGTGCCGGTCGCTCCCGACGGACCGCCGCTCGGTCCCGTTGCTCCGGTGTCTCCGGTGGGACCTGTCGTTCCACCACCGGTCGCGCCGGTCGACCCGGTAGCTCCGGTTGCACCCGTGGGTCCAGAGGGACCACCACCCGGTCCGGTGGGACCGGTGTTACCGCTTCCCGTCGCTCCGGTGGAACCCGTGGGTCCCGTGGGGCCTGTTGCACCTGTTGGTCCGGTCGAGCCTGAACCGCCTGAGCCCACCGAGGGGCTCCGCGGGTACGTCTCGCGAGCGTATCGACCCCGTCCAACGATGTGGCTCACGCAGCCAAGCTATCCCGATCCCCTCCCAGGTGGAAGGCCCTGCGGCTATTCCTTTTTCTTCTTCGTCGTGATCACGCGCATCGCGGGCACGCTGCGCTTCGCCACCGGCGTGCCCGGGTCGGTAGGTCGCTCGTCGTCGCTCGGTGGATGAGGGAGCGACCGCGGCATGTCACCAGCTCGGTCGAGCGGGATCTGCCACTGCTCCTCGAAGATGAGCCGGATTGCTCCGCACCGCCGGCACCAGAGCACGCGCGATGGTTCGGTGTCGGTCCCGCCGACCAGCTTGTGCCAGTTCGTGGCCCCACACACGCACGTGTCTGCGACCGGTACGTCTGACGACATCTGCTACACCGCGCGCCGGGTGGACCGAGGCGAAGCTTAGCAGCTCATCAACAGAACGCGGTGCTACGCGGCGCGGCATGTAATCTGCTTGGTTGACCATGTAGCTCATGTCGCGGTAGGCGAGTCGGATGAACGCTACCGACGCTCTCGCTACCTACCTCTCCGCCGTCCTCGCCATGATCGCGCCGCACATGCGCGAAGCACGTCGCGTGTCGATCACGCAGGACGTCGCAACCGTAACGCTGGCTCAAGACCGGGCGTTCGACAACGACGAGAACGGCCAGCGGACGGGCCTCCTCATGTTGTCGCTCGCGGATTACGAGACCGGCCATTCCTGGTCGGCATGGGTCGACGACGGCAGCTGCAACGACCCTGCATGGCGCGAATCGCACAAGCTTTGGATGCGCAACGGTGACTGCGACAGCGGCAAAGCATGGAGCATGTGGCAGGTGCACGCGCCTGGCGACAACCCCGAGATCGGTCGCACGTACGTCGTTGACCGCAAGAATGGCATCCGCGCTGCGCTGCTCGTCGCGCGCGAGAGCTTGAAGGCCGGCGTGGGGCTCTGTCACTACACCGGTGAAGCGTTCCCGCGCTGCCGGCTCGGCGACCGTCGACTCAACACCGCGAAGGACTGGGTGACCAAGTACCCCTTCCGCCCCGAGATCGCCTCGGGCGGCGACCACTCCCAGACGGGCATCGAGTAACGTAGACTCACCGGGTGGCACGCGGACGCACCTACCCGTGGAAAGCGGTTGCGACCGCTGCCGGCGCGGCGTTCGTCGGGTCGGTGGGGCTCTTCGCGCTCTGGAACCGCTCCTCGTCGGCAACCACGCGAGCGATTGGAGGGGGGCCGGTGAAACCCGTGCTCCCCCCGCCGGTCCGGGTAGCGCTCATCGGCGACTCGTACGCGGTCGGACTCGGTCCCTACCTGGCGAAGCGTTTCCCCGACTTCCAGTTCGAAGGGCACGTCGGCACGAACACGACGCAGTGGGCGAACCACGCTCCCGCGTGCGGCGCTTGCGGGGACTGGTTGACCGACTTCCGGCCGACCGTCGTGCTCATCTCGCTCGGCGTCAACGATGGCAACGCGCCCGACTCGGCAAACTACCACGCCATCGTGAGCGCGCTCCACGGCATTGGCGCGCGAGCGATCTGGATTGAGCCGCCTGCGGGGGTGAACACGCCAGCCGTGAGGCAGGTCATCGCATCGCTCGGAGTACCGACCGTGCCGGCGACGATGACTCCGCTCGGCGCCGACCGACTGCACCCGCAAAGCTACGCGCCATGGGCGAACGAGATCGCGCAGGTGGTGCTTGCGACCTGACTGGCCCGACTTTGGTTACGCGCTCTGGCAGGTGAGCGACCAGCTCGGCATCCGGCCGGAGTGGCAGCTGCCGGTCATCTCCATGGAGACCGGTGGCTCATTCGATCCGGGCATCTGCAACTCGGGAGGTTGCTGCGGGCTCAACCAGTTTTGCCCCGGCACCTACCAGCGGTACGTGCACGTCCCGGTTGCTGACTACCGAACGTGGATGGCTTCCCAGCAGCTCGCCGGGCCGATCCTCAACTTCTGGCGCGATGCGCTCAACCAGGGACCGATCCGCTCCTCGACCCGCCTCATGCTCGCGCAGCTCGGAACCGCGCTGCTCAAGAGCGCCCCCAACCTGACCAGCGTCGTCTTCGCTGACCCGAGCGCCGCCTACAAGCAGAACCAGGGCTTCGACACTGCCGGCAAGGGGTACATCACGGTCCAAGACCTCGCGGACGCGATGGCCAGACAGGCGAGCACATTCGGGGTGCAGGATGCGCTCGCGCGCACGTACGCGCTTCGCCCGAACGAGCGCCCGCGCGACCCCGTGTACGGTGACGATTGGACGTTTGCTTCTCCACCGCAACCGCAGCCGGTCGTGCGTCCGCCGACCCAACGTCCTTCCATCGTCGGGCCGCTTGCCGGCGCCGCCGTGTTGGCCGTTGCTGCCGGGTACGCGACGTTGCACGAGCGCCGTCGACTACGGACCACGTAAGATTCCTTCCCTGCTCAGAAGGTTTCTTCTGCCCCCTCGCGTCTCTCCCACCACAACTGCACGACTCCACTGGGAGCGCGAGCTGGCCGTGCTTTTGCGATGGCTGCCGGGCATGGGTGAGCCAAAGCCGTGGTGGGAGCAGCCCCGCGTCCGCATCTACGTCCGCCGGGACCCGCCTGGTGAACGTTGGCGGTTCTGGCGCTCGTACAACGAGCACGAGCTCCCCATGTACGACGCGGAGCTCACGTACACCGCGCTGCTCGACCGGCTCCGCCATCAGCATGACCTCGACCGGTGGTTGCGAATCGACGTCCTCATCCACCCGGCGATGACGGATGCGGAGCTCGAGGAAGCATTCGAGCAAGCGATGTGGGACGGAGACGTGGAGCTACTCGACCGGCTCGCGCCGTGCGGGTGCTGCTGTCACGAGCACACGTTCGATGACTGCCCGGCGCGACGCTGGCACGGCTGCCGCGGGTCCGGATACATCGATGTGGAGTCGTGGGTGCGTCATTACGCGCAGCACCACGGCATGACGCGCGAGCAGTTCTTCGGGTAGGCTTCACCGCAAGCGCAGATGATCTGCTATGGCGGCCATCCGGTGGTGGGGTTCGCGGATGCTCCGTGTCCGAACAATCCTCCTCCGCGCGCCGGCTACGTGATCTGGAAGGGTGCGGTGCCGCCAGCGCTCGTGCAGTGGGCGATGGCGCTCCGCGACAACATCAAGGACTGGCCGTACGGACAAGAGTGGACGATGCGCTGGCACGGGCAGGACGTCCTCGCGCGCAAAGACCACCACACTTGGACCTATCGCGGCGGCCAACTCCTCACGGGGCTTTGCATCCCCGGCGTCACGCTCTACCGGTTGCCCCAGCCGGCGGCGGCGAGCGGTCGACTCGCGGACGCAATGCCGCTCGACCCCGCGACTGCACGTCCCGATCCGTCGCTCGCTCTCTACTCCGTGTCCAGCACGCCGCCGCCCGAGCGGACCGACTGGAAGCTCGTCGCGGTGACGGCGGTCGCCGCTGCAACGGTTGCAGGCATGTTCGTCTTGGGTGTGCAGGCGGCAGGACGATGAAGAGCTGCTGGCTCCCCATCAACCCGGACCAGAAGAACAACTACCTGGCATCGCCGGGGGGGCAGTACGCAGCGCTTCTCGCCGTCGACAAGGTCGCGTCGATGGACAAGGTCGTCGATGCACTGAAGAAGCAGGACTTTCAGGTCACCGCTTCGTGGCAGAGCGGGCAGCCGGTGCCGCCATCCTTGATGGGCAACTGGCTCGCGAGTCTCCCGCCGCCGGCGAACGGTCGGACGTGGATGTACTTTGAGCTCAAGTACGGCGGCGACATGCCGAAGACTATCGTGCGGCACATCGAGAAGTGCCTCATCGACATGGGCTTCGTGAAGTCGCTCTGCGGGACTGCGGACATCTCGTACGTCTTCTCCGCGCAGCAGGTCGACGACGGCTACCACCCGTGCGGTCCTGGCGACCCGCAGAAGACGCCAGACGTGCCGCCTCCTGCACAAGCAGGCTGCCCGGACTGCCCGACGTACCCGCCCTGCCCAGACTTGCCGCCGCCGTGTCCCGGTTGTCCGCCTCCGTCATTCCCCTGGAAGCCTGCGTTGATCGGGGCCGCTATCGGAGGGACGGTGGCAACGCTCTGGTCGTGGCGCCGGTGACCCGTAGTGTCTGCTCTGATGAGCTGATACATTCGGAGTCGTGAGCCGCATCATCGGTCGGGGCAGGTACGCAGCGGAGACGTATCCGACTTCGTCTACCGCGAGCGCGAGCGGGGTCACCGGGAGCACGGGACCGACCGGCCCGACCGGGAGCGCTGGCCCGACAGGTGGCGTGACCACGTTCACCGGGCCGACCGGTACGACTGGCTCGACGGGTCCCACGGGCACGACTGGCTCGACGGGTCCCGCCGGCTCCGCGAGCGCGACGGGTGCGACCGGTCCCACGGGCGGTACGGGTCTAACTGGAGCGACCGGTCCGACGGGAGCGACGGGGACGACTGGTTCCACTGGTTTCACCGGTCCGACGGGAAGCACCGGAAGCACTGGGTCAACGGGGTCAACGGGTGCGACCGGGAGCACCGGTCCTACTGGGGACACGGGTTCCACCGGAGCTACGGGTCCAACGGGAGCCACGGGTGCAACCGGATCGACCGGCTCGACGGGGAACACCGGACCAACGGGATCGACCGGTCCCACGGGGAGCATGGGTCCGACCGGGAGCACCGGAGCAACGGGAGCAACCGGCTCGACGGGTTCGACGGGTGCAGTCGGTCCCACCGGGTCGACAGGAGACACGGGTGCAACAGGTGCAACAGGTGCAACTGGAGCAACTGGTTCCACCGGCGCAACAGGTGCAACGGGCTCCACTGGGAACACGGGCAGTACGGGTCCCACGGGTGCGACGGGAGACACTGGGTCCACGGGAGCAACGGGAGCTGCTTCGACAGGTGCAACAGGCCCCACGGGTGCGACGGGGGACACCGGTTCCACGGGTTCGACAGGATCGACAGGACCCACGGGGGACACGGGAGCTACCGGACCCACCGGGTCGACCGGCCCAACCGGCTCCACGGGGAGTACGGGCGCTACTGGCGTGACAGGCCCCACCGGGTCGACGGGTTCGACCGGCCCAACTGGTCCCATGGGCGCAACAGGCGCAACCGGAACGACGGGATCTACGGGGGGGACAGGTCCCACGGGGAGCACCGGGTCGACGGGGCCGACCGGTTCGACCGGCGTGACCGGACCCACGGGAAAGACGGGACCCACTGGTGCAGGCTCCGCCGGATCGACTGGTCCCACCGGCGCGACTGGTCCCACCGGTTCCGGGTCGACGGGACCCACGGGTCCTGCCGCGGGTGGTGCAGCGGTTCAGCGCATCTCGTTCCCGCTCGTGGGGCAGGGCGGTTCGGTCACCGTACCCACCGCGAGCTGGCCGATGGGGAACACGACATTCACCCCCACGTCCACGACCGCAACCTTGACGGCCTGGTTCAACGGTTTGGCTACGGTCACCCTGACCGGTTCGCCTCCCTTCCTCGGGACGCTCTCGCCCATCCTCTTTTACCTTGAGTATTCGTTCGACGACGTGAACTGGCTGCCGACCGACAGCTATTCGCGCGTGAGCTCGATGGGCAATGCCCAGCTCACCGCTACCTTCGGAACGAACGGCACGGTCTACCAAGGGACGACGTTCACGCTCCAAGCGGTCAACAAGATCGTCGCCACCGGCCTCACCATCGGCCAGACCGTGTTCGTGCGCGCGCGCCTCCAGGCGGAGAACGGCCAGGGGACCATCCAGCTAGATGGCCTCAACCCCGGCTTCATCATCATCGAGAACTGAGCGCGCCCTGCTGGAGTTGAACCAGCCCCCTCCTGCCTCCACTCGGCAGGTCGCTCGACCACTGAGCTAAGGGCGCGTGCGCCGGGATGGACTTGAACCACCGACCTCCACGAAGACGCAAGCGCCTTCGCGGTGCTCTGCCACTGAGCTACCGGCGCGTTACTTCAACGTCGGGAGCGACGACACGTGCCGTCGCAAGTCCTCCCTTCTTCCGGGCATGAGCCCGAGCGCCATGAGCGCACCATCGTAAGGTGCGTCGTCCTCGCGGACCTCCACGAACGAGACGCCGCGCGCACGGAGTCGCTCGGCCTCGCGCGTGAGCGCGGGCTCGTCGGCGACCGCTAGTGCGATCGCAAACGTTCCGGATGGGAGACTGCCTGGTGAGCTTTCGCCGGCTGCGTGAATCGTCTGAGCGACCAGCATCCCCTTGGGGAGGTCAGCTCGGAGGATGACGTAGTGGATGAGCGGCGACTCAGAGTGGCAGTGGCTTCATGCGAGGCTCAGCGTAAGCACGCTGCCCTAACACTGTCAACGGTGTTACCATTGATTGCATGCTGAAGAAGGGGCTCGAGTTCGCGCAGGGGACCACCGACGAATGCAAGCGGCTGGTCGGTCGCCTCTTCACGCCGACGGAGCTCTACGGTGCGTACAAGGAAGGTCGCCATCACCTCCACACCGGCGACCTCGTGCTCGTCGTGTCGGAGTCGGACCCGAGCGGCGTCAACGTGAAGACGCGCAACGAGTTCGTGCGGCAGATGAAGGAGGACAACGCGGGCAACCCGATCCCGTTCTTCGCGCACGCGCTCATCGACAAGTCGGCGCACGGCGTCGTGTCGCTCCCCTTCGAGTCCGACGCCTTCTGGCTGGTCATCGCGCGCCGGCAGGAGATTCCGGTCATGGTCGTGATCTACATGACCCCTTACGAGGTCGCGGTGGGCGGCGAGGAGATCACCGACCAATCCGCCATCTTCGCGGTAAACTGAAGCATGGCGCAGGACCGCATCCGCGAGCTCGCTGAGAGCGAGGTGGTCACCCCGCCGAACATCCTGCCGGTTGGCAAGGAGACGGTGGTGCTCGCGAGCGTCGGAGCTGGACTCGGAGCGGCCATCGCGGGACCGCCGGGTGCAATCGTGGGTGGCACGGTGGGGTGGGCGGTCGACGCCGTCCGCCGGAGGATCATGAGGCCATGATGAACGAATCGATCATGCTGGGCGGTCGGGCCGTGCAAGGCTTCGGCGTGGGTCAACGCTGCGCGGCGGGCGATCCGATGTGTGACGTCACGGGTCTCTGGGGGGTCGGGCAGTCCGCCGCCGCCAGCACCGTGAACCGCGCAGAGAACGTCGTGCTCGGTGCGGCGACGCTGGGCCTCCTCGGCGCCGGAGCCGGAGCGGGCCTCTCGTACATGGAGACGGGTGCCGTTCAGGGTGGATGGGCCGGCAGGGGAGCAATCCTCGGTGCGGTCGTCGGTGGCGTGGCCGGCGCGATCTGGGGATGATGCAGCCATGAGCAACGCAAAGACCGGATTGTGGAGCGCCCTCGGCGCAATCGGTGGTGCGCTACTCGGCGCGCAAGCCGGCAAGTACGCAGCGAAGACCAGGCCGCGCTACAGCTACGCGGAGCAGCCGCACGGTCCCGAGGTGGAGGACGCCATGGTTGTCGGCGCCGCCGCCGGTGCAGTGCTCGGTGCGTTCGTCGCCGGTGCAGCCGCCGGCGAGCCTGCGCCCCCGCCCGCACCGCAGCCTCCGCAGCTCACGCGGTGACGGCGGTCGGGGACGAGGTCGAGCTCTTCTGCCCGATCCCCTGCGACGAGGATGAGGACGGGATCCCGAGACTGACGAAGGGGGTCGTGCAGGGCGGATTAGCCTTCTTGGTCCTGTTTCCCGGCGGCCGGCTCGAGGTGGTCGCGCTGCCCGAGATCACGCCGCACTAGGGCGCGCCGGGTCGCTCGGGCGGGGGCGGGACGGGCGTCTTGATGTCGTGCAGGTACTCCGACAGCTTGCGATCGAGCTCGGTGGTCGCCGCCGATGCGCCGGTTTCGACGCTGTCGAGCCTCTTCCGGTACGCCTGCACGGCCGGGTGCTGACCACTCACGCTGCGGGGTGCCCTGATGGATGATTCGCTCATCGGGAAGTCCTCTCCGGTCCCGTCCGCGGGGCCATCATCTTCTTCATCTCGTCGAAGGTCTCCGCCAGCTTGTTGACGGAGTCGATCACCTGCGCCTGGAGCTTGAGCGCCAGGTCGGTGTACGCCTTCGCGTCCGCGATGCGTAAGTCTCGCTCTGCTTTGAGCTCCTTGTCCTTGGTCCAGTACGCCCAAGTCACCGCGACGAGCAGGACACCGAGCAGGCCGTGTGAGGCGACCTGCGCCGCGATAGAGGGGTCCACCTCTCTAAAGTAGCACCGCCGGCTGAGCAGTCAGACGCGCTCGTTGCGGTTCTCGAGCTGCGCGACCGCGCGGCAGGAAAAGTTGCGGAAACGATGGCGCTCGACGCACTCGCGCATGAACGAGTCGGTCTGCATGTGTGCGTCAAAGATGTGCTGCGACGCCGCAGGTGTGTCGCCGTAGAAGACGTGCGTGAGCACCGGCTCCGGGTCGTTCTCTTCGTAGATGTGCTGGACGATCCGCCAGGTCTTCACGACTTCCACCACCAGAGTCCGGCCGCCGTGGCAGTCACGCCGAGCGCCGCACCGAGCACGCCGATGGGTACGGCATTACACTGGCTCGGTGGGCGCACCGTCTCGTCCATGAAGGACGGCGGGCAGTTCGTGATGGGTGGGCAGACGACGGTCGGGCACGGAGCCAGCGCAGCAGGCCACGGGTCCGCCTGCGCGTCGAACAGCCAGACGTTTTCGATGACGAGCTGTCCGCTGCCGACGAGGAGCCGCCACGGCGTCTCCGGGTCGCCGATGTAGACGGCCGCGGAGGTGTCGTCTCCCTCGCCCCAGATCGGCGTGACCCCGGTCGGGGGGCTCTGAATCATGCTGTCGTCCTGGGTCGGCCAGTCGTTCGGCAGCGCGTTGCTGGTGCGCCAGAGCTTCAGGTTCACGAAGAACGGGCCGAGCGCTTCCATCAGGCGCTGGTCGGTGACCTTCGGGTCGGTGAGGTACCCGGAGAACCGCAAGCGCGGGTGCATCGACGGCAGGTGCGCGATACGGAGGTTACGACTCATGGCTTCTTCCGGATGACGGCGATGACCTGGCTCGTCACGTACACGCCGCCGACGATGGCGACACCGATGACGACGTACTTGAGGACGTCCGTCCCTGACGGACCGACCAGCGAGTCGAGGCTGATCGGCCGCGACTTCGTGACCTCGAACTCGGGTGGCATGTTCGCGCAGGTGGAGAGCTTCTTCCCCCACGCCTGGAGCTGCCCTTCGTACGCGACGGTCGTGTCCCCCAGGTTCGCGGTTGCGTAGAGGTCGCATCCGCGACCGGGGAACGGAACGTTGCAGACCTTCTGGTGTGCGAACCGCGCGAGGTCTGCGAAGAACGTCTTCCACTGCGTGCGCGTCGTCTGGTCGAGCGCGGCGCACGCATCCACGGCGGTGTCGATGTTCTGCGCGGTGGCCAGCATGCGCGCCTGCTCGGCCTCAATGTCCTCGGCGAAGACGATGAGGCCGCCGACCCCCACGTTGAAGCCGGCAACCGGCCTACCGCCGCGATAGATGGTCTCCATCCGGTGCCTTTGCCTTCCTGGTCGCAAGATACACCCCACCAGCAGCGGCGACGATGGTGACCGGAATGAGGACGTACCAGCCCGGCGCGCCGCCGGTGCTGGGCATCGGCAGCGGTTGCGAACCCTGCGAACCCTGCTGCGATTGCTGCGGGGGTGCCACTATTCCAATCGCTGCACGACCTGCCGCGATGGCCTTCGTGTAGCTATTCACCATGCTCTTCACGAGCATGCTCGCGTGCGTGGCGTCCGCGCTGCTAACCACCCACTGGTTGGCGAGCGCGACGACTTGCTTGCCTGCGTCCGCCGCCTTGTCGGTGAAGGGCTTCGTGACGTCCGTGTGCCCTGCGGCGTCGATACCGGTAGCGACGGTGGCCATGCCGATGTTGGCCGCCTTCTCGTAAGCATCGAGTGCTGCCGCCCACGGGGCCTTTTGAATGATCCACGGGAACCCACCGGGAACTTGCCGCGCGCCAGAGATGTACTGGTCGCCGAGCTCGATCGCCGGCTGCATCTGCGTCTGGAGGTTATTCTCGCTCTCGATGTACGGGTCCGTGTCGCCGAGCGCGAATCCCGGCACTGGCCTGCCGCCGAACCGAATCATTGGCTCTCCACGATCACCGCGATGAGCGCGATGAGGATGCCGAGCATGAGGGCAACCATCGGCCATGCTGGCGGCGGCGCGCGCGGGGGCTCGGGGGGCCTCGTCCATGGGGACCGGTAGAGGACCGAGCAGCTCATCGACTTCTCCGTTTGCCGCGAAAGCTTTGCGCGATCTCCTCGATGACCCAGCTCGTTGCCGCGCCCACCATGCTCGTCGCAAGCACGAACGGCCAGGGGGATGCTGAGGCGGCGGCGACCGGCGCGACGACTGTCTCTCCTTGCCCGAAGCCGATCGGCGAACCGTTGCGCAGCACGGCGGCGAGCTCGCGCGGGGATGGTTCCGTGCGCCCGTCCTGCCAGACGTAGCGACCCGGTTCACCGGGTACCGCGGTGGGACCTGCGGGAGCGGCGACGATGTCTCCGACGGCCTCGTACACGATGGGAATGCCGTAGAGCTGATCGGTCTGCGCGCCCACAAGCTGGCGCGCGAGCGCGACATGCTCCGGACGCTGCACCTGCACGAGCACTGCGTCGTACGGCGCTCCGTTGGGATGGTGAAGCAGCGTGAGCCCTACTCCCCGTCCCCACGATGGACGGTTCAGGCGACGGCGAACCTCGTCTCTCGCAAGTTCGACGTTGGGACGGCCGGTGGGGTTGTACGGCATCCCCGCCGTCCGGCCGAAGTTCCACCACCACCAGTCGTACGAGCCGCCGATGTGGTCGAGCGGTTGTCCGAACGGTGGCGGCGATTGCGGTTCGACGCACGAGCCGTGATTGCTGAGCTGATCGCGCAGCATTGCTGCCATCTCGTGGGCGGTGCGCGTCGTCGGCACGATGCCACCGCCGGGGTCCGTGCAACCGCCGCCGGCCACGAGCGTGCTGCCCCGCCCCTCCTTGATGAGCGTCTCCATCTCGAGGAGGCGTGCGCGTGCGCGGTCACACCAGTCGGCCATCGTCACAACTTCTTCTCCGCGCGCAAGGTCATCACCGTCGCAACCGTTCCGACCGCCAAGCTCGCGGCGGTGAGGACCGTTACTGTTTTACCCCAATCCCAGGTGCTCGCCGACGGGGGCGTGACCCCGCCGTTCGCGAGCGCGGAGGCGGAGACGGGGAGGTAGATGCCGCCGACCCGAAAGCATCCTTGGACGAGGTTCCCCTGCGCGTCCTTTCCCCACACGCGCGGTTCGATACGGATGAGCGTCGTGACGCCGGGCAGCGGATAGCTCTCGGTCGTCCCGAGCGGGATGGTCTGGTCGGATGCTATCGCCTGCGCGCGTTTGGAGAGGGCGTCCGGCACCGGCCCATCCGCGTCAGTCCAAGGCCGCCAACCGCTGGGGGTGGGGACCTGCGGGCACTGTTCCGCAAGCTTCGGATCAGCACCGTACTGGGGCATCGCACATCGGAGTTTACCGCGGGCCGTCTTGACACGTCTATAAGCCAGGGCGCAGTATCCCCCGCGGAGTCCATGCGGAGTCCCTGCGGAGGTTCGTAGGTCGCGGAGGGCAGCGTGAAGGATCGAGAAGAGCGGCAGCACAAGGATCGCATGCTATCCGTCCGATTCACTGCCGAGCAGGTGCGCCTCATCGAGAAGCGCGCAGAGAAGTGCGGGATGACCACGCGGGCGTGGCTGCGGAACATCGCCGTTCAGGCAGCCACCCGGCAGTCCAACAGGGGATACACGTACATCCGGGAACCGAACGGAGCCTCCACCTAATGAACCCGAATCCTCGCGCCAATCCCCGAGCAATGATGGGGCTCGACAACCCTGGCGACCAGCGAGTCGAGGTCCCGCTCCGGCACTGGGAAGGGATGAAACTCGCGCTCTGGCGCAGCAAAGTCGCCTGGGAGATCGCAGGGCGCGCGGCGGCGGAGATGGTCGCCGGCTGCAAACACACCGCCGGCTGTCCGGGCGAAGCGAGCGAGACGGAGGTCTGCCTCCGTGACTGTCCGGACCGGGAGCTCCGCCTGTCAGCGCTCGTCGTGCTCAACTCTGCGCGTCAATTCGCTACCATCGACGCTCGACGGCCAGCGGATGCGTCTTACTTTGCGCCCAGCCGCGAGCACTTCAGCGAGATCATGGCCGAGCTGGTCGTAGCGCAGGCCGAGCTCGAAACGCTTCGCGGAAAGACAACAACACCGCCCCCGGCGGACACCCCAGAACTCAAGGAGACCACCCCGTGAGACTCGAACCGGTCAACAGTTGGATCGTTGGACACGCCATCGTCAGCAAGATGCTCGGCACCATCATCACGCCGAACGCCGGCGCGAAGGGCAACACGCGCTGCTACCTCATCGAGTCGGTCAGCAAGGAAGCGACCGATGCGGGCTACAACGTCGGCGACATCGTCGTCTGCAAGGCCGTGTACGACGAGTTCTTCCGCGGCGGCGCCATCCACCGCGTCACCTTTCTCGTCAGCGAGGTGATCCACCGCGTGCACGACGTCACCCTCGACGACTTCACGCTGCTCGACGGCAACCCGCTCTCGACCCGCCTCGACCTCGACGGCAAGCCGGCCGAGAAGACCGAGAAGATGGAGGCCGCTGCATGATTCAGCAACGGACAGCTCGGGTCGTCTACGACCCGGACGCAATCGTGCGGCGGCGAGGCAACGGGGGGTGCGGGTGCCACGAGCCGGTCGGCGCGGGAATCCGTGCACGAGAGGTGGCCGAGCAGGTCCGCCCGCACTCGGTACCAGGGGCCATGCCGCTCAATCCGCCCGGAGAGCCAAGGTGTCGACCGTTCCTCACGGCCCAGAAGGACATGGAACGGTTCGCGGCGTGCAACGCGCTCGCGGAGAGTATCGGTCCGCTGAACGACCCCAAGAAGGCGTTCCGGTACATCCAGGAGCTCATCGGCGGTGAGGTGAACGAGGTCTTCGGCCTCGTGACGCTCAACCTGCATCTGCTTCACGTGGGGTCGTGGGAGACCGGTCGTGGAGAAGCGTCGAGCGTGGCAGCACCGATGGTCCCGACGCTCCAGGCTGCGCTGATCGACGGTGCGCACGCCGTCATCCTCTTCCACGTCCACCCGTCAGGCGTCGAAGCGAAGCCCAGCCAGGCAGACAAGGACACGACGAAGGCGTTCGTGAAGGCGTTCGACATCGTGAACATCGACCTCATGGACCACATCATCTGCGGAGGGGACGTAGAGAGACCGAGCTACTACTCGTTCGCAGAAGACGGAGCCCTGTAAAGGGTTCTCGCAATTCCGCTTGCCCATCGGAAGGAAAGTTTTCTCATGACTCAGCCCACCGGCACCACTGCCACAAGGAACGTCGTACTGCCGGAGCCGGGCTTCCCGATGCTCACGCGCATGATCTCGAACGCACTCTTCCCGGAAGCGCAGACCAAGACCGTGGGCTGCCCGCACTGCAAGGGGTCCATCTCCCTCGAACAGAGCACGAAGGAAGAGCCCATCACGTGGATCGTCGGGCAGGCGCATCCGCTCGTGCCGCAGATGAAGGTCATGCGGATGTTCGTCGACCGGGGTGGCGTCGAGGTTTACTCGGTGTCGGACGACGGCAAGGCCGGGATGCGCAACCTCGTTCCGATGAGCTGGGTGCGGCTCATCGAGGAAGCGATGCCGCTCGACGTCTTCGTGGAGGAGCTCGCCGCCGCCGAGGAGGACGAGCCAGAGCCCGAGCCGGAGCCCGGAGATCCGGAGCCCGAGCAGGCGCCAGTTACGAATGGACAGACTGCACCGTCTTGAGGGGTAGATGGCGGCACGCAGAAGAATTCGTCAGCAGCAGCAGCCCGAGCAAGGTGTAAGCACCCCGATCCAGCAGGACGAGGCGGACATCGTCGCCGAGGTCGGTGCAGAGCCGGACCCGGACACCGGCGAGCTCGTGATCGACGAGGCCAAGGTCCGAGAGCTCGGCGCGCTCGATGCGGAGAGCATCCGCGAGAACGCGCGCATCGACACCATCGTCGGCAAGAAGCGCGCGAACATGACCGGCGTCCACTTCAACGTGGACGACGTGCTCGTGCTGTACGGCAACATCACGCGGTACTGGGCGCCGAACGAGATAGAGATCAGCGTCAAGCGAATCACCGGTTCGCCCACGCAGAACGTCATCAACAGCGGTCCGCGCAACGGTTCCGAGCTCTATGAGTGCCTCCGGCAGCTCCACGGCACGAACGCTGAAGCAGACTACGCGATCAACTTCGTCGACCGGAGCAGCAAGAAGTACCTCGGCAAAGGCAAGATCACGATGCCGGACGGGCGCACGCAGCAAGCGCAGCCCCAGCCCCAGCCGCAACTGCAAGGACAGCCGCCCATGAACCCTTTCAACCCGTTCGGTTACCCTCCGCAGCAGCCTCCTCCTGGGTACGCTCCTGCGGCGCCTGGCTACCCGCCCGCGGCAGCACCGTACGGTTACCCGCCCGGCGGCTATCCACCCGGCGGTTACCCGCCCCCGGGTTACCAGCAGCCGCCGATGGCGGCCCAACCTCCTCCCGTCGCGCAACCTGCACCCGCGCCCGTGCCCGCTCCCGCACCGGTAGCGGCTCCGGCTCCTGCCGTGATGCAGCCCGCGCCCCCGCCTGCGCCTCCTCCCGGCATCGACATGAACGGCCTGATGGCGTGGCAGCGCCAGCAGTGGGAGCTCTGGTCGGCGGCGACGCAGCAAGGCCGCCCGGTACCGGCGGGCCTACCGCCGGACTTCGGGTCGATGATGCAGCTCATGCAGCAGCAGCAGTTCGACTTCTTGCAGCGTGCGCAGTACGCGATGCAGCAGACCGCCGCCGCAGCCGTCGCAGCGGCTACCGCAGCCGTACCTCCTCCGGCGCCCCCTCCGCCTCCTGCACCGCCTCCGCAACCGGCTCCGGCGCCGCAGATGCAGGCGCCTCCCGGTTGGTCGCACGTCCCCAACTTCGGGTTCATCCAGACCGAACGGCTCGCGCAAGCGTTCGGGGCGCCCGCTCCCCCTCCCGCACCGGCGCCGGTCCAGCAACCGCCTCCCCCGCCCGGCACGGTCTTCGTGCCCGGATGGGGATTCGTGCCCGAAGAATCGCTTCGGCAAGCGGTCCAGGGGGGCAGCGTGGCTATGCGACCGGGCGCCGGCCCCTACCGAGGACCGTACGGCGGACCACGCCCTCCTCCTTCTTACTACGGGCAGCCGCCGGCCAACGACCCGACCGCCCCCCCGGGTCCGGTCCCGTACCAGCCGCCCCAGCGCCAGAAGTCGGCAGCTGAAGAGATGCGTGAGTCGATGTCCCTCTTCCGGACGATCGTCCAGTTCGCGGACGAGATTCGACCCCCCCAGCAGCCAGCCGCTCCTCCCCCTCCAGAACCGGAGCGCGATCCGGAGGAGGACAGCCCGGTGCGCATCCTCGATACCGGGCTGGGCAAGGTCATCATCAACAAGAGCGACGGGTCCGGGCGACTCTGGGAGACCGGCGCTGCCAACCTCGACCGGTTCCTCAACTTCATCGGCGAGCAGACCGACAAGATCCGCAAAGCGCAGGCGGAACGGGAGACGAGGCAGGCCGCTGCCGCGCAACCGAGACCGCAATTGCCGGCGGGGTACATCGAGGTCGGTGCAGACGGTCGCCCACTCCAGCAGCCCCCGCCCGGGTACGTCGTGGGACCGCCCATGGCAGTAGCACCAGCTGCGTCGCAGCCGCCCGCGGCTCCCGCTGCGCCGGTACAGCAGGCGCTCCCGGAGCCCCCCGCGCAGATGCCCCCCCCAATCTCGGAAGCGGCGGGTGAGCCGAAACGGAGAACGTGGGGGATGCCGCCCGGCATGGGCGGCTGAGCGACCTAGACCTGGGGTACGGAGGGCGTCCTGATGCGAACGGTCATCAACTTCGAGTTCAACCACGACGAGCTGGAGCGTCATCTTCCGCGCCATCAACAAGGCGTTCGGGTCGGTGCAACCGCACGAGGTGCAAAGCCTGCTCTACCTCCTCCCGGTTGGGTGCCGCCTGGTGCGCCACCGGGATACGTTCCTGGCCCGTACCCGCAACCGCAACCGGTGGGACCGTACGCGCAGGAGGACCCCGACAACGTCCGGCCGATCCGTGAGCCTGCCCAGCGGTGCTTCCCTATCGAAGCATCCCGGCACGCAGAGGCCGGCATCGGATGTTGCAAGTGCGCGACGTTCAACAACCCGAACCGCGCGAGCTGCCGGCACTGCGGTCACCCGTTCTGCTTCATCGCGCCGCCGCCGCCTGCATCCGGACCGCACGAGCAACCGCCCATGCACGAGCGCGAGCCGTCATGAAGTACCGAGTGCTCATGCACGTCGACATCGACGCAGCGAACGACCACCACGCGGTCGACGTCGCCAACAAGCTCGGTGAGCTGCTCAAGAACCCGCTCGTGAAGATGGCGATCGACACGGAGGGCATCCGGACGCTCGGCCCCGTGCAGGTCTACATGCCGAAGCGCAATGGAGATGGCACATGAACGGCGGCGACGGCGGCGGCGACGTGTTCGGAGTCGCGAACGCGGAATTCGAGGAGGTGGGAAAGATTCGTCCATGCCTCGGTTGCATCGAAGTACCGATCGAGGCCATCGACGGAACGCCGAGCGTCGGAGCGGTGCTCGAAGTGCGCGGAAAGGGGGATGCATTCGGCGGCAAGAACGTGCGCGTGCGCGCCGACCAGCTCGCGGTTGCATTGCAATCGCTCGCGATGCTCACGCCGATGCCGATGTTGCCGCCGCACCCGCACTTTCCTCCGATGCCCTCACCGTTCCCGCGCGGACGGCGCCCGCCCATCCCCTAGACCGTCAAGGGGTGTGCGCGTAGGCTGGATTGCAAAGGCGACGGTTGCAATCGTCAGCCCAAAGGATCCGGAGAGCAGGCTATGCAGGTCTACGAAGCACGCGAGGGCGACAGCCCGGCGAACATCGCGGTCCGTTACGCTGGTTGCCCGAAGTGCGCGGTGGACCTCATCCGCGCGAACCCGCACAAGCCGACGATCACGTTCCCAAACGGCTTCATCACGTTCCAGTCGCTGCATCCCGGTGAGCGACTCTGGCTGCCTGACAAGTGGTTCAACGGCGAGATGGACCAGCTGCCGCCCGAATACTTCGCGGCGCTCCCGTACGCAGACGGCGTGACGCCCGGTAAGGGCGCGCTTGGGCAAGCGCCCGCTCCCCAACCGGCGCCCGCGACCACGTTCACCGGACCGCAGTCAGTTGCGGACGTGCTTGGTGCTGCACAAGCCGCTGCTGCCGCCATCGCCGCGGACCCGAACTTCTGCCAGTCGGTGCAGCAGGCAGGCAGCAAGGTGAACGCCGCCGTGCACGACTTCAAGGTCGCGTGGAACGCGGTGCCGAACAATCCACTGCCCGTGCCGCTCGGCACCGGCACCTTCGAGAAGGCGACCGCCGATGCGATGGCGACCGTGCTCGGGAGCAACGCTCCGGCTGCATGTCCGGCGCTCGCTGCTCCTGCGCCTACGCCTGCGCCTTCACCAGTGCCTGCGCCCGCAGCGACTCCAACGCCGCACAAGGGGATGAGCACCGGCGCAATGGTCGGCCTGGGCCTCCTCGGGGCCGGCACGGTGGGCGGCATCATCTACCTCGCGACCCACCACAAGCCAGCTCCACGCGGACGACGACGAGGAACGAGCTCGCGGCGCGCAGCGCGGAGGGGACGATGATCGATAAGCCCGTCACTGGTGTGCAGCTCGATCAACGTCCGCATCCGGCGGGCCGCAAGGGCGCGCTCATGTCGCTCGAGGAGGTTGCAGCGCGCGCGTGGAAAGCGCGCATGTCACCGCGCCTTCGCGCGTGGGTGCTGCAACAGATCGCGAGCTGCGGTCTCTCTCCGTCGAAGAGCAGTCGGCTCCAGATCGCTCAGTGCATCCTCGATGCATTCCGGAAGAAGGTTCCGTACGCCGCGGACCCGCTCATGGGCGAGTTCATGGCGACGCCCGACCAGCTGCTCTGCCTCGACGAGGGTGGTCTCTGCATCATCGGCGGCGACTGCGACGAGGCAGCCATCGCGCTCGCTGCCGCGCTGATGTCGATCGCCATCCCGGCCATGATTATCGGCAGCAGCTACAAGGACCCGGTCGACGTTCCGACGCACGTTTTCATGGCGTTCCAGGACGAGCTCGACGACTGGGTGAAGATGGACGGCACGACCAATCACCCGGCTGGTCGCGTTGCGCCGCACGCGCGCGAGTGGTGGGTGGAGCCCGGAAAAGATCAGCGTGCAGTCGCGCATGGCGACTTCGTAGGGATGAGCGGCGGCGGCGACGGCGCGCTCAGCGGTCCAGCGACTGCGCCGGATCTGCTCTACCCCGGCATCCGTTGAACTCCGCGCGGAGTCCACGCGGAGTCCATAATCGTGCATTCGACATGCACGCGCGCATGCATGCGCACGCACGCGCTGCACGTGTGCACACATGCAGATGCACGCGACGCGCACCGATGCATAAGTAGTTGATCGCTAACGGCTTCTAGCCGTGCATCCGCGGCGTGCATAACCACCGTTTGCGGCGTGCGCAACCGTGCATCGTGTGCACGTGCACGTGCATGCGTGTGCATTCGTGAATTGGAGAACCTTCTCATGAAAAAACTGGCTCGATAGCCTGTTGAAACAGTCGTGACATGGGGCTCTACGACAACCGCCTCGCCGAACTCAGCGCTTCTCGACGTGGCCGTCGCGTCGCGGATCGCTGGCCGGCACCGACACGCTCGGCGGTTGCTCCGCGTTCTTCGGGAGCGGTCGCACGACCTCCGTCTGCACCACGATCCGCACCTGCCCGTCCTGCTGCCACTCCCCCGATTGGTGAGGCGCGACGTCCTTCGATGGACGTCCAGTCTCTCCTCTTCGATCGGAGCGCCGGCTGGACGGACAGCAAGGCGAAGGCTTGGGCCAAGTCGCACGGTTACAAGTACGGCAAGGTCCACGTCACCGATCAGTACATCCGGATTCGTCAGTTCGACCCCAAGGGGCTCAAGGTCAAGAGGACCATCACATTCGGCCACGGCATTCGCGCCGTAGTCGCACGAGAGGAAGACATGGCAGCTAGGCGTCGCTCCACCACCACCAAGGAAGCATCTCGTCCCCGTCGTCGGCCGAGGCGCCGAAAGGGCGAGACCAAGCGTGAGCGCAGCGAGGCCGCAAAGAAGGGCTGGCGCAAGCGCAAGAGGCACGGAGCTCGCGAGGCTCCGGTCGCGCGCGCTGCTGCGGCCGAGGCTCGTCGACCGGCTCGCCGCCGCCGCCGTCATCACGCTCCGACCGGTGGTCACATGATGGAGGAGACGACGCGCCGTCCGCGTTCTCGCCCCCGTCGGCGGACTCGCGCGAGCGAGGCGTGGAAGAACGACAAGGCCGCGCACGCGAAGGCCGCGAAGAAGGGTTGGGCGCGCCGTCGCCGGAAGGGCACCTCGCACACGAGACCCCGTCGGCGTCGCGCGCGGGAGACGTTTGCGTACGAAGCGCCGCGCCGTCCGCGTCGGCGTCGTCAGCGTGCGCGTGAGGAGCAGACGGTCGCCGAGGCTTCGCGCCCGCGCCGCCGCTACAAGCGTTCGACTTCGCGCAGGATGTTCGCGCGTGAGGGGCGCGGCATGTACGTCGCCGAGATGGCGGTGGCCTGCATCGCCGGCGGCCTCGGGTTCGTGCTGGCGGACGGAATCGACCGATTCCTCGCCACCTACGATCCGGCGGCCACCGACAAGCCCAAGGACAAGTTCACGAGCGATGGGGCGGGCACGCTCGCCAACACGCTCAACGTGGCGGCGGCCCCCGGCCTCCTCCGCATCGCGGCCAACGTCGGCCTGGCGGCGGTCCCCGCCGTCGCGAGCGTCTTCGTCGAGCAACCGTTCGTTCGAAGCACGCTCGAGGGGTTGGCCATCGGCTCCAGCGTGAAGCTCTTCTCGACTCTCTGGTCGAGCGTCTTCATGCCGCTCCTCGCCCCGAAGGACACGAGCAGCGCGGGGCTCCAGAAGAGCTTCATCGCGCGGCTCTACCCGGCCGAGATCGCGGCGCACATCAACCAGAAGCAGACCCCGCCCCAGACGGCGGTCTCGAGCGGCGGCGGAGCCGGCGCGCTGTCTGGTCCGCCCGCGTACCCGCAGGCGTATCCGCAGCCCGGTGTCGGCAGCGTGCCGTATCCGCAGCCCGGTGTCGGCGCTCCCGACGTCGGTCCGTTCGCGCTCGGCAGCCCGAGCGACACGGGCATGTTCCCCACGGCAGCTCAAGCGCTCGACCAGGCGGCTGGCATGGGGGACATGTTCCCCACACTCCAGAACGTCTGGGGGACCGGCAAGAGCACGCCAGGTGAGCCCCCCGGGATTGCTGGGATCACCGGCGTCGGCAACCTGTTCCGCGACATCACGCACACCATCTCGTCGGTCCTGCCGCGCTTCATCGCGCCCCAGCAGGCCGTGCAGGGAGCGGCGAGCGTGATCGCCAACCCGAACAACATCTACGGAGCGCTGACCTCGGCGTTCCCGGGTGTCCCCCAGGAGGCGCTCTACCAGTGCGCAGCGCATCTCCATCCGCACATCGCACGTGCGCAGGCGATGCAGGGGCAGTACGGCTACCTCCCGCCCGGCGTGAGCCAGGATCCGACGGCCGGTGCGCCGCCGCCTCCTCCGCCTCCGCCCGACGCATCCGCGGCGGCACCCCCGCCGCCTCCTCCCCCTCCGCCCGCGGGCGCGGTGCCTCCGCCGCCTCCTCCGCCGGCTCCTCCCGCTCCGCCCGTTGCGGTGGCGCCTCCTCCGCTGGTGTCGCCTCCCGTGGCGCCCCATCACCATCGCCATCACGGCGGCGGCGGTGGCGCTCCCCCCGGGGACTGGGCTCCCGGCATGGAGCACCAGGCGTGGCGACCGGAAGCTCAGCAGGGCGGCTGGCAGCCCGGCCCCACCCCGCTGCCCGGCCCCGGCCCGCAGCACCGTGGAGCCGACACGGCGGCCTGCGCCTGCCTCGGCGATGGAGACCAGTTCCTGGGCTTCATCGGTGATCAGCAGGAAGAGGGCCTCTACAACTGATCCCTTCGGGGACCACCTTTTTTCGCAACCACCACGCAACGCAGTGAACGGATTCGGAGCAGGCGGCTGACCAAGAAACGGCCTGCGAAACAGGAGAAAGAACATGGCTGGAAGAAGCATCATCGGGCGCAAGACTTCGCGGTTCGGCCAGGACCGCGAGAAGGTTCGCCGCATCCCCTTCGGTCTCGGTCAGGCGCCTGGCGACCTGAAGGCGGCCGAGAAGTGCCTGCGTTGCTCGTTCGGGAACATCCCCGTCATCGAGCAGGTGGTCTGGACGGTCCCCCTCCCCCTTACGCTCGAGGAGGCGACCTCCACGTTCGGTGACTCCGTGAACCTGCTCTCGGGCAGCTCCGCGGTCCCCGGCGTGCAGTCGATCGACTCCACGTTCCTCATCAACGGCATCCTCCAGACGGACATCCTCGCTCACGGCGTCGGCGTCCACGTCTTCTGCGAGCCGATGAGCTTCTCGACCATCGGCAATGCGTTCAACGCGCCGACGACGACGACGGCTCCCCCCCCTTCGCCGGACGTCTTCACGACGAACGACCTCACCAACGGCGCGATGGGCGCGACCGTCACGGCCGATTCCGACAACTTCTCCCCCGCCGTGTTCGTGTGGGGTGTGGACGTGTGGCGGGCGGGCTGGAACTTCATCAACGCCTACCAGTTCCAGTGGAAGACGAACCAGCGCGAGCTCGTGCTGAACGAGCTGGCGGCTGACGTTTCCTACTTCGGGTCCTTCGCGGACGCCGAGGCGGCGGGCACCTCCGAGGTCGCCGTCATCGAGTTCGTGGCGAGCGTGAACGCGCAGTACCGCTCGAAGGGGTCCGGGACGATCTTCCTCCCGGTCAACTTCCGGCGCGTGGGCTCGATCTCGACGACGTCGCCGGTCGCCGGCAACATCGGCATCTTCCACCCGACGCGCGACTTCGACCTCGCGCCGGTCACCTGGGGCGGTCTCCGCTGGCAGGGGTACGGGTGCAAGGGCCAGATGTACCGGCCCGTCGAGAGCCCGTGCTTCCTCGAGCGAGGCATCCCCATCGGCATGCTGTTCGCCGTGCAGGACGCCGTTCACCAGGCGAACATGCTCCAGGCGCTCACCATCACGAACGAGCCGCTGGGCACGAACATCACCCCGGACCAGAACATCAACTGCGGGCCGACCCTGTCGAGTGCGACCGCGATGCTGGAGCAGACGCTCGACCCCGCACCGGTCCCCATACCGCAGACGGTCAACGTTTGCCGGGAGGTCTTCAAGGGCGGCATCCTGAAGCTCGGCATCAAGATCAAGGGCTGGGAGATGCCCGGCGGCTGGAAGGCATTCTGCCAGTCGCCGTCTGCGCCGCCTGCGGTGCAGCAGATCATGTCGCCGCAGATGTCGGCCTGATTCGGAGCAGTCGAGAAGAGCGAGCGCGCATAACTCGTAGTCAGACGGGGGCGCGCTCGCTCTCTTGCTTGAGAGAGGACTGAGAATGCTTCCGAGGGACCACGACATCAAGAACCTCGCGCTCTACGCGCCGCGCGTGGCGTTCGCCATGCTCGCGGGGGTTCCGCGTGTGCCGTTCATCGTCGATATCCCGCTCCAGTTCTCGTCGAGCACGGTCAACGCTCCGCCGGTCGTGCAGAGCTTCGACAACAACCTGACGCAGGACACGCTGATCGAGCGAGTTTCGTACAACCTCTTTCAGCAGAACAGCTTTCCGGGTAGCCCCCTCCAGTCGCTCTACTTCAACCAGTTGAAGCAGAGCGGCCAGACCGGCGTCGGCATCCAGATGCAGGTCTTTGGCGGCCCGAAGTACGCCATCAACGACACGTTCACGGACCTCGGCAACCTCGTGGACGTCTTCGCGGTCACCTGGCCTGCGGGCTGGCCGCTTTACAAGCAGAGCAACGTCAAGGTGAGCGCGGTGCTCTTGCAGACGCCGGTGAGCGTGCCGTTCGACGTCACGTTGACCTTCCTCGGCTGGCAGTTCCTCGATAAGACGATCGATGACATGAGCGAGGACGATGCGCGCCAGCGCCTGAAGAAGCTCGGCTTCGAAGTCCCTGACCTCACCCTTTTGCTCGGACCGAGATTGTGATGCGCGATGCGACGAGGCGAACGCACGGATAACGTGATCAGGCTTCAGCGGGAACCCAGTGGGGTTTCCAATGGCCTCCGCACGTCTCTCTGCGCCGGTCGCTACGAGGTCGTCACCGCCGGCCCGAACCCCGAGTTCGGGTTCATCAAGAGCGACCCGTACAACACGAACGTCGGCACGGGCCTCGTCGTCCCGCAAACGCCGAGCGCGGCCATCGGCAACGCGCGCTACCTCATGCTGCTCGCGCGGGTGGGGTTCTCGACCGGCGAGGTCGGCGCGCGTCTGGTCGGCATTAGGCAGTACGCGGAGATCGTCGCCCGCATCCCCAACGGAGAAGCGGCACCAACGACGGTGTTTCGGCGCGAGATCCGGCAGCCGCTCTGGCATCCGCCGGACGGCGACATCTCGTGGCACGTGATGCTGATCCCGAAGACGTTCCGTGACCGTCGGAACCCGGCGAACACGGACGGCTTCATCTACGAGACCAGCACGGCGCCGTCGATTCTCTACCAGGTGCCTGCGCCCTACGCGCCGCCGAACGCCGGCAAGCCGTGGGGGACGCCGCTCCACGCGAGCCTCGGGAACATCCACGACCTCCGCTACCACTGGCTGAGTTCGCAGAGCGAGCGGGTGCTCGACATCCCGGTCCCCTTGCCGTGCGACGTCGCGCTCTTTGCAAGCGTTCGGCAGAACGATCCGGCAACGAACCCGACCACCACGGGTCTGACGCCCGACCAGTTCTCCGCGCTCACCCGTGAGGATCGGTTCCTCACGTCGTTCGCAGCGTTCGCGCAGTACGGCGTCGTCGCAGGATCGCTCGTCTTCGACGAGAACCTGGGGGAGGACGTGCCGTGACGGCCACTCGAGAAGGAACGCTGTCGGGTTGCTCGGACTGCTCGGACCGAGACGGATTCAAGCGGCAGTTCGGATTCTATCCGACTCCCGCGAATCCCGGGTTTGGGCCTGCGCAAGGACGCGAAGGATTGAGTCCTGCGCAAGGTCGCGGCGGCGACCTCGGCGAGACCATCTCGCTGGGTGGTGTCCAGGTGCACGGGTACGCGCTCGCGCAGAAGGAAGAGGCGATGACGCAGCCGCAGACGCCGTACGGGCAGGTCCCGCCCCACCCGCACCATCCGCAGCACCATGGGGCGCACCATCCTCAGCACCCGCAGGCGCAGCATCATCCGCAGCACCAGCCGGGTCATCACCCGCCGCCGGGGCATCATCCTCAGCACCCGCAGCACCCTCATCATCCGGGCCATCCGCAGCACCCGCACCACCCCCAGCACCCGCACGGGCAGGCGGTGCATCCGGGTCACCCGCACCATCCAGGTCATCCCCACCATCCCCACCATGGACGGGAAGTGGTCGTGCAGCCGGGGCAGCACCCGCACCATCCTCACCACCCTCATCATCCGGGCCATCCGCAGCACCCGCACCACCCCCAGCACCCGCACGGGCAGGCGGTGCATCCGGGTCACCCGCACCATCCAGGTCATCCCCACCATCCCCACCATGGACGGGAAGTGGTCGTGCAGCCGGGGCAGCACCCGCACCATCCTCACCACCCTCATCATCCGGGTCATCCGCACCACCCGCACCATCCTCCGGTCGCGGTGCAGCCGGGCGTGTATCCGCCCGGTCACCCGCACCATCGCCCGCACCACCCTCCGCATCATCCCCACTATCCGGCGCCGCCTGGCCCTCCGGGGATGTTCCCGCCTGGGATGGTCCCGGGGATGCCGCCGGGGGCGTTCTTGCCGCCGGCTCCGCCCCCACCTCCTCCTCCGCCGGTCTTCGTGGTGCTTCCGGTGCCGGTGCCGGTGCCCGTGTCGGCGCGCGACGTGTTCGGTGGACGCGACGTCGCGGGCTTCCCGCTGGACATCGGCCAGTTTCCGGGGCGACCGACGATCACGCCTGCGGGTCGGCCGCTCACGCCGGCGCAAGCGACGGGTCAGTACGACTTCGTGACCGACGTGCCGGTGCAGGGACCGACCGACGAAGGGCTCCGTGCGGCCTCCTGCTGGTACGCGCAGAACATGACGCCGCAGACGCCGCCGTGCGCCCCGCGCGCGGACTGCACGGGACCGATCCCGCAGTGGACCCGTCGCAACCTCTACTTCGGTCCGCGGCCATCCGGCGGTGACCAGTACGCCAACCGTGGCGGGGGTCCGATTGTGCCGTCCGGAATCGGTGGGATTGCGGAGACCGGCATCCAGGATCTCTCGCACGACCGTTCCGCAGTCTGGGCGGCGCAACAGCAGCTGAACCGGCTCGGCGAGCGACTCCGACTCGACGGCGACTTCGGTGCGAACACCGCGGGCGCCATCGCACGGTTCCAGCTCGCACATGGCATGTCACCGACTGGTCGGCTCGACACCATCACGAGCACCCTGATCGACCTCGCTGCCATGACGGGCGGGGCGGGCAGGCCATCCGGGTTCGGAATTGTAGGCGACAAGGAGACGACGATGTTCCTCGGTGAATCCATCTCACTCGGCGGCTGCGGTTGCCGCGGGTTTGCGCTCGATGGTCCTGGCGATCCGGACGCATTCGCGGGTCTCACGCCGGACCAGCAGACGTGGATCCGGAACAGCCTCGCGACGTTCAACAGCCAGATCACCTCGGCGACCGGGACCTCGTGCCCGACGTGGGTGGACCCGGGCGTGAACCTCCAGGCGGCCGTCGCGTGCTTCCAGATCTGGGTCAACAACGCCAAGCTCCCCACGATCACCGCCGGCATCACGACGACGCCGCTGCGCACTGACGGTGTGCTCGATCAGGACACGCTGACCGCGCTCCAGAACACGACGCACGTTTACGCGCAAGACTTCCCGAACGCTTTCCCGGCGGGCGGCAACGCGCCAGCTCCGCCCATCCCCGCCCCCGTCCCTGCGACGCCCGCGCCGAGCGCGACACTCGCGCCGGCTCCAACACCAGCGCCTACTCCTGCTCCCGTGACGACGACGACGCCTGCTCCGGCGGCGACGGCCACGAAGCACGGCCTGAGCACCGGCGCGATAGTTGGCATCGGCGTCGCGGGCGCGGTCGTTGTCGGGGGTGTCATCTACTTCGCCACGCACGGCGGTGGTGGAGGCAAAGGCAGTAGAGGTGGTCGTCGTCGCAAGAGGAGTCGCTGATGCTCTACCAAGTGCAGTACGGGGATAGCCCCGCCACAATCGCAGCCAGGTTCGGGATCACGATGGCCCAGATGCTGGCGGCGAACCCGCAGAAGCCAACCACGTGGGTCAACGGCATCCAGACCTTCATCTCTCTCGCGCCCGGCGAGACCATCTCCGTGCCGGCGTCGGGTGTCCCGACTCCGCCGGTGGTGCCGCAGACGCCGAGCCCCCCGAGTCCGTACTCGTGGGACGGCGCGCGCTGGCAGCTCCGCCATGACTGGCGCGAGCGGCAGCTCGCGTGGCAGCAGCAGCAGGCGGCGGCTGTACCGCAGCAGCCCGTGTTCCCGCAGTTCGGTGCACCGAACCCGTTCGCATGGAATGGACGGCAGTGGGTGCCCCGACAACAGATGCCGTCGATGCCAGCGGCCTATCGGCCGGCGGCGCCATACGGCGGCTACAACCCGTACGGGCGAACCGTCGTCGTACACCCACCGATGGGGAGACGCTTCTAATGGTCTATCACGTGCAGTTCGGGGACAGCCCCGCGATCATCGCGCAGCGGTTCGGTATCCCGCTCGACCAGCTCATCACGGCCAATCCCATGAAGCCGACGATGATGGTGGCCGGCGTCCGTACCTGGCGCGACCTCCGACCCGGCGAAAGTCTGAACGTTCCGGTCAGTGGGCCGGCGATGGACACGTCCGGGTACATGGCGCCGTCGCCGGGGTACGCGCCGGACTACGGACAGGCCCAGTACGGGCAGCCGCAGACCGACTCCGCCTACCAGTACCCGTCGTACCCGTGGGGGCAGCCGGACCAGCAGGAGTCGTTCGTCGACCCGTTCGGTCGACGGCGCTGGCGGCGCATCCATCGCGACCAGATGGGCCGGCAGGTCTGGCACGACCAGCACGGCTGGGAAGTCGGCCGGGACCAAGCCGGTCGGCAGTTCTGGCGTGACCAGTTCGGTCGCGAGCAGTTCGGGACCGCGCCGATGCAGCCCGCGCCCCCCTTCCAGCCTGGCGTCGCGCCGCTCATCCCGCAGCCCGCGTTCCCTGCGCGTCCGTTCCAGCCCGGGGTGCTGCCGCTGCTCCCGCAGTCGATCATGCACCCGTTCGCGCCCGCGGTGTTGCCGCTGGCGCCGCAAGGGCTTCACCCTTCGTTCGCGCCTGGAGTGCTACCGCTACACCCGCAGGTCGCAATCCGTGCGGCAGCGATGCTCCCCCCCGAGGTGCACTCGCTGCTCTCGGTGCGACCGGAGCTCGCCAACCACCCGACAATTGCTCCCATGCTCCACGCAGCGGTGGCGGCGGCAAGCACTCCTCCTGGGGTCCCGCTCCATCCCTCCATCGCAGCGGCGCTCCCCAACCGGGAAGCGTTCTCGCAACCGGGCAGACCAGGCGGCACCCTGCGGTTCGGCGTCGGCGACGCCGTGTCCGATGCCGTCAGCACGCTCCAGACCGCCGGCAGTCCCTGCGATCCGGGCAACGCGCAGTACGTCTGCGCGGTGCAGTCCGCGCTCGGACTCCAACCGGACGGCAAGTGGGGCAGCGGTACGGCGAGCGCTGCGCAAGCGCGCGTCCCAGGCGCACCGCCTCCGTGCACTCCCAGACCGAGCTGGTGGGCACCGCCCGGTCAGACGAACTGCGGTGGTCCGGTCACGTCCGGTGGGGTGACCACTCTGCCGACTGCGATCATCACCGGTAACGCTCCTGGGGGAGGGGGGGGCGGTGGCGGAGGTGGTGCACCGGCGCCCGCACCGGCTCCCGCTCCGGGTGGTGGGGGTGCACTCCCGCCGGCCGTACAGGCGCTCGTCGGGGTCGATCCCTGCAATCCCGCGAACGTCAACATCGTCGGTGCTGCGCAAGCGGCGCTGGGGATCACGGCGGATGGCAAGTGGGGCTCCGGCTCCGCCAACTCAGCTCGCCCCGTGATGGGGGCCTCCACGCCGAGCGGGTGCAGCCCGCGTCCGTCGTGGTGGGCGCCGCACGGACAGAGCAACTACGGTCCTGGGGCGGTGCAACCGGGCGCGGCACCTGCGCCTGGTCCTGCCCCTTCACCGGCACCTGCGCCTGGTCCTGCCCCTTCACCGGCACCTGCCCCGTTCACGCCCGCGCCCGCGCCGCTCCCGTTCTCTGTACCGGGTCCTGCGCCTGCTCCGTTGCCTTTGCCAGCAGCGGGAGGCGGAGCACCGGGCGCACCGGGTGCTCCTGGAGCCCCTGGAGCTCCTGGAGGTCAGCCGATCGTCGTGGCCCCCACGGCGAAGGGCGGAATCAGCACCGGCGCCATCGTGGCTGGTGCGCTCGGCGCCGTCGCGCTCGTCGGGATCGTCGCGATGGCGGCGACTGCTGGCAGAGGCGGCGGACCGGGCAAGACGGTCACGCGATACAAGACCCGCAAGGCACCGGCGAAGAAGACGACGCATCGCAAGCCAGCGAAGCGCAAGCCGGCCGCTCACAAGCCTGCCGCCCGCAAGCCGGCGGCTCGAAAGAAGGCGCCCAAGAAGAGGAGATAGGTCATGGCCGAAGTAGAAGTGATTCACGAGGAAACGATGTGCTGCGGGTACAAGCGGTGCCCGACGGTGAAGGTCTTTGCGGATGGCTCGGCCGAGCTGACCGATAACGACGCTGAAGCCGGCTCAGTCGGCACGATCAAGCTGCGGCCAGAAGTGGCAGCTCGTCTCGTCGAGCTGCTCTCCGCGAAGAAGTAAACGAAAGAGGAGGTTCCGGTCCCATGAGCCACATCGTTGGTCGAGGCAGGTACGCGCGGGAGACTTACCCGTCGCCGCCCACGGCGGGTGCAGGGGGAACAGGGATCACTGGGCCTACGGGCGTCACTGGACCGACGGGGACCACGGGCTCCACGGGATTGGGCAGCACCGGGCCGACTGGGTCGACGGGAGCAACAGGTCCCTCGGGTGCACCGACCGGTGAGACCGGCAACACGGGTCCCACGGGAGCAACCGGCGACGCAGGCGCTACGGGTGCCACCGGAAGTGGCTCGACGGGTCCCACGGGTGACCCGGGGACGACGGGTAACACTGGTGCGACCGGAGCGACGGGAGCAACCGGATCGGGTGCTACCGGTCCGACTGGTGACACGGGTGCTACCGGGTCGGACGGTCCCACCGGGGCAACCGGTGCAGGCGCAATAGGCCCGACGGGCGCCAGCGGAGCGACCGGACCGACGGGGACCGGCTTCACGGGTGCTACCGGCTCCGGAGCGACCGGTGCCACGGGCGCAACCGGCAGCACCGGCGGTGCAGGGGCAACCGGCTCGACAGGACCGACCGGAAGCGGTTCCACGGGACCGACCGGCTCCACTGGCTCCACCGGTGCTACCGGTGGCGTGGGTACCGGCCCGACCGGATCGACCGGCTCCACTGGAGCTACCGGACCCACTGGTTCGACTGGTTCCACGGGCGCGACGGGAGCTACCGGCGCAGTGGGTGCGAACGGTTTCGCGAACCAGACCGGCGCGACCAGTCCGTTCCTGACGAGCACTCCGCAGACGATCCTGTCGGTGACGGTGACGCCGACGAAGAGCGGTCTCTTCAAGCTCCATGCGAGCTTGGCGATCGACAACACCGACGGCGCGAACGCGCATGTCGCCAACCTGTCGTGCAACGATATCGCCACGACGAACGGCGTCAGCACGACGATCCCAGCTGCGGCATCGCTCGAGGCGGCCACCTTCCTGGCTGTCTCGACGGCGCAGTCGCTCGGCGTGCCGGTGACGTTCAACCTCACGGCGGCCGACCCCGCCAACACCAGCAGGCTCTTGGTGGTCGGCGGCCTCGCAGCCTCCTGGTTCGTCGTCGAGGAGCTCTGATCCGATGAGTCATATCGTCGGATGGGGGAGATACGCGCGGGAGACTTATCCCACCGCGCCCACGGTTGGCCTCGGCCTCACCGGGATCACCGGACCCACGGGTGCTACCGGCCCCGCGGGCGGTCCCAGCGGAGCTACAGGCGCGACCGGTCCTACCGGCTCGACAGGAACAGCGGGTTCGACGGGCGCGACCGGAGCGGGCAGCACCGGACCGACGGGGAGCACCGGAGCAACCGGTCCTGCCGGCGGTCCGTCAGGGGCGACCGGACCGACGGGAACGACCGGGTCGACCGGCGCGACCGGGGCAACCGGGACGGGACCAACCGGCGCTACCGGCCCCACGGGAAGCACCGGCGCGACCGGACCAGCCTCGGTTGGATTCGCCAACAACTCTGCGATTGGTCCCACCGGCGGGACCGCCATTTCGACCGTAACGTTGACGGCCATTCCTTGGACGTCCATCGCGAGCGGCGGCTCGGGCGTGAACATCCCCATCACACCGCAGAGCTCGGGGCGGGTGCGCATCCTCGCCACCCTCCAGATCGAGAACAATTCCGCGCCGGCCACGGATATGACCATCACCGCTATTGCGCAGGTGGGCGCCACGGAGGTCTTGAATCCCTTCGCGGGGACGACGATCCCGGCCGGCACTAGCGCTACGCAAGCCACCATTCCTTTCCTGTTCGATACGGACCCGAGCCTGACGCCGGTTGGTGTGACGACGCAGATTCAGATTCAGGTGGCTGCGAGCGTTGCGGGCGGCTCGTACGGCACCAACGCCTGCTTCGTCGACATCACCGAGCTGCCCCCGGTGAGCGGATGACGGCGCTGCTCCTCACTTCGGCGCTCATCGGTGCGACGCTCATCCTCGTACGCGGCACCGTCTTCCGCCCGCTCCAGCGGCTCTACCCACCGCTCTTCGAGTGCAGTCAGTGCACGGGGACCTGGGTCGGCATGGTCGCTGGCGCGAGCGGCGTAGTGAGCGTTGGCCACGGACGCATCCTCGACGCCGTCATCGTTGGGTGTGCGACGAGCTTCCTCTCCATGGCGGCGGACGCCATGTTGATGCACTTGCTGGGTGACCCGCACGAGAAGGCAAAGGAATGACCCATATAGCTGGAATCAAGCGGCGTTCGCCGGAGACCTACGACAGCGTCACCGTCATCACGGGCATCATCGCCACGTTCGGGGAGACGTCGCTCCCCCCGAGCGCGATCGACACGAGCACCCCCGGTGTCGATCTCGTGCCGCCGGTCTCGTTCGAGGCGGTCGGTGGGGAGAGGGCTATCGTCTACTTCTCCGCAACGATTGCGAACGCGCTGCCGGCAGCCGGGCAGGCCAACGTCCGAGTCGTCATTGACGGCGTGGACATCCAGTACAACATCACCACCCAGGTGGGGGCTGGCGCGCCGGTGCCACCCATCACCTTCGGGACCTCCAACCCGATCGGCGTCACGTACGAGACGACGCCGTTCGCCGCCGGCCTGCACACCATCGCAGTGAAGGGGCAGTGCATCGGTGGAATGACGTCGGCAGAAGTATCGGACGCCAGCGTGGTCGTCATGATCGCTAACACCTGAGAGGAGATGGGGAAGGGATCATGAGCAAGATTGCAGGACTGAAAGGGCGGTCGCCGGAGACGTACCCCGACCCCTCGACCAGTGGCTCCGTCTCGACGCGTGGCGAGCCGGGGCCTGGCGTAACGCTGACGACCACCGCCTCCCCGATCATCACCCCGCTGACGGTGGCGGTGGAGGACGGCGACAAGATCATCGTCACCATCTCGGGAACGGTAGACGGCCCCTCGCTGTCGCCAGCCCTCGCGAGCTTCTTCATTCAGCTCGACAACTCGATCACCATCAGCGTGGTCGAGGTCGCGCTGTCGAATTCGCCGCAGAACCAGCCGGTGTCGTTCAGCGCCATCGGCGAGCTCCCCGACCTGATTGCAAACCCGGCCACCTCCGTGGGGGTCCTGGGAGAGGTCGACCGCGGAACCGCGAGCGTTATCGACGTCAGTGTCACCGTCATCGTCTCCTCGACCTGAGAGGCTGAAGGACCATGAGCAAGATCGCCGGAATCAAGGGACAGTCTCCGGAAGCCTACTCGACCCCCCCGGGCAAGACCGGCATCCGGACCTTCACCAACCCGAACAACGAGGCGCCGGTCCCGATCGGGCCGACTCCGCCGGTCAGCCTGCTGTTCAACGGTCCGCTCTCCATCGACGTCATCGGTGGGGAGAAGGCCATCATCATGTTCACCGGCAACCTCCTCGACCCCAACGCGGAGGAGGTGGCGACGAGCTGCAACGTCAACGTCGGGATCTACGTGGACGAGAAGCTGGTCTACAGCATCAACCCGCTCCTGCCGTTCATCGACACGACGTTCACGCAGTCGTTTCTCCCCGTCAGCTTGTTCTTCGAGACGAAGACGGACGAGCTCACCGCGGGCCTCCACACCTTCGACGTCAAGGCGTTCGTCAGCATCCCGAACGTCGGCGCCGGCTGCGAGGGGCAGAACGCTCGGACCATCGTCATCCTCACCTCGGTTTGAGAGGTTTCTGCAAAGGAGAAAACCCACGTGAGAAGGAAGCTCAAGAACTTCAAGAACAAGAACGGTCACTCCGAGAACGGCGCTCCGCGCCAGCTCGTGGACGAGGCGGTCTACCGCGAGTTCCGGGCCTCGATGAACTACGACAGCCAATACAGCGGGCGGAGCAATCCCTCGCGTCCGCGCGACCAGTCGATCAGCCTCCGCTCGGCGAATTCCGCGCCGCCTCCTCCGCCTTCCTCCAACGTCACGTAAGGAAAGTCGTTCGGTCTAACCCATGAGCCATATCGTCGGTCGAGGCAGGTACGCGCGGGAGACGTACGCCAACGCCCCGGGTCTCGTTGGGCCTACTGGCCCTACTGGTCCCGGCATGGGTTCGACCGGCCCCACCGGAAGCACCGGCGCGACTGGTTCTACGGGAGCCACCGGTGCAACGGGGGCTACGGGTGCGACCGGGGCGACGGGTGGGACTGGACCGACCGGCTCGACAGGTGCGACTGGAGCAACCGGCTCGACGGGCGCCACCGGCGCAGGGTCGACGGGAGCGACTGGCTCCACGGGAGCTACCGGTTCGACGGGCGCCACCGGCGCAGGGTCGACGGGAGCGACGGGCGCCACGGGGGCGACCGGTGCAGACGGCGCGACAGGCCCGACTGGAGCAGGGTCGACCGGGTCCACGGGAGCGACTGGTCCGACTGGGGCAACGGGCAGCGTAGGCCCCACCGGTGCGACTGGAGTCACCGGCGCGACGGGAGCCTCGGGAGCCTCGGGGGCTACAGGCGCCACCGGTGGAGTCGGCGCGACCGGAGCAACCGGGTCCACGGGAGCGACTGGTCCGACGGGAAGCACGGGACCGACTGGTACGACGGGATCGACCGGAGTCACCGGTCCGACGGGCAACACGGGAATCACTGGCTCGACGGGAACGACGGGACCCACGGGTGCAGGCGCGACCGGCACGACGGGACCCACGGGGTCGACGGGTGCGACCGGGTCGACAGGCTCGACAGGGGACACGGGTCCGACGGGTGTGACCGGCTCCACGGGAGCCACCGGTTCCACGGGACCGACCGGCACGACGGGAGCAACGGGAGTCACCGGTCCGACGGGCAGCACGGGTACCACGGGACCGACCGGCTCCACCGGTGTGACCGGTACGACGGGAGCTACTGGACCGACGGGGAACACCGGGACCACCGGCCCCACCGGGAACACCGGAGCGACCGGCGTCACGGGTCCGACTGGGTCTACAGGGCCGACGGGATCTACGGGTCCCACGGGAGCGACTGGTGTCACGGGTCCGACCGGGTCTACCGGTCCGACCGGGTCGACGGGGCCTACGGGTGCGACCGGCGTCACCGGTCCGACCGGAGCAACCGGGAGCACGGGACCGACCGGTTCCACCGGTCCTACGGGAGCTACTGGTACTACCGGTCCCACGGGAGCTACCGGATCGACGGGTGCGACCGGAGCCACCGGTACGGGTCCGACGCTCCACTCGAAGACGTTCACCGGAACCACGCTGGGCTTCATCTCGCCGGCTGCATTCCTCTGGGTCGTGCTCGAGGGCGGTGGTGGGGGCGGCGGCGGTGGAGCGGGTGGTGGAACCTCCACGGGACCCGGCGAGTTCGCGAACGGCGGAGCCGGCGGAGCTGGGGCGCCCATCATCTCGGGCATCCTCAACACCGCAATCGGTAACTCGCTCGACATTACGATCGGTTCGGGCGGTCCTCCTGGCGCAGCGGGTGGACCAGCGGGATCGGGCGGAGCGGGCGGCGCGGGTGGCGCTACATCGGTTTTCGACTCGGTCACCAGCAACGCCGTGGCAGGGCCAGGCGGCTCGGGTGGTGCGGGCGGCGTGTACGGTGCTGCCACGCAGGCGCTCGGCGGTGTCCCGACGACTGCTAGCGGCGTGAACGCTTTCGCTACGCCAGCGGCGGCCGGCGCGGGCGGGCTCGGGAGCACGAGCGCGCTCGCTGCGACCCACGGTCTCGACAACGGTTCCGCGAACGGACCAACCGTTGCCGAGACTCCGGGCGGCAGTCCGGGCGCCAGCGTCCCCAGCTCGGGAAGCGGTGGTGGTGGAGGAGGCGGCGCGAGCGGAGGCAGCGCGGGTGTGCTCGGCAACGGTGGAACCGGTGGCGCCGGCGTGGGAGTGGCCACTCCAGGCAACCCGGGCGCCAACGGTACCGCCAACAGCGGCGCGGGCGCGGGTGGAGGTAGCGGTGGCGGCTTCAATGTCACCGGCACGAACGGAGGGTCCGGTGGAACTGGTGGCTCTGGAGTGGCCACCATCTACTGGTTCGCATGATCCATGGCAGTCGAATGCGTGCTCATCGCGAGGGACAACGCGGGCACCATCGGCGCTGCCATCGCGAGCGTGTCGGCGCAGGTCGATAGCGTCGTCGTCGTCCTGAACGCGGAGAGCGACGAGGAGACCGGCGAGGCCGCTCGCGCAGCCGGCGCGCGCGTGGTGCGCGGGGGACCGTTCCGGGACTTCGCGAGCGCGCGGAACGAAGCGCTGGCCCATGTCCGCGCGGAATGGGCGCTCCAGCTCGACGCCGACGACGTGTATGCGTTCGGCCCAGCCTTCAGCGGATGGCCGGACAGCGGCGAAGCGCACTCGGTCATCACGGTGTGCGAGGGCGCGGCCTGGGGATTCATCCGGCTCTTCAAGCCGCATCTCCGGTACGTCCAGAAGTGTCACGAGTACATCCCGTACGACGGGGCGCCGCACGTCCCGCACGTCAACTACATGCGTACGCCGCCAAAGGACCGGGTGGCGACGGCGCGCCGGAACGCAGCGCTGCTCGAGGGCGGCGAGGACCCGCGATCGATCTTCTACCTGGCCCTCACGTACGGGCAGATGGGGGAGCTTGTGCGCGCCCTCGAGCTCTTCGAGCAGCGGATCGCCATGAAGCACGAGGGGGAGGAGGCGTTCTGCGCGGCGCTCGAGGCTGCGCGACTCATCGTGAAGCTTGGGCGACCGTCCGCGGAGGTATCGGCCGCCTATGCCCGTGCGCGAGCGATGCGCCCTACCCGCGCCGAGCCGTACGTCGAGCACGCAAAGCTCTTGCGCGAGGCGGGGGACGTCGCCGGCGCGCGCGACCTCGCCAAGCACGCGACGGAACTGCCACCCTGTACGGACTCCATCTTCGTCGACATCTCCGCGCACACCTGGCGCGCATGGGCGGAGCTCGCGTGTTCGGAGCGCTTGCTCGGCAACGACTCAGCGTTCCGGGCCGCGTACTCGAGGATGGCGGAATGGCGTACCGACGCGCCACCGCTGAAGCAGCCCGCACACCAACCCGCAGTGATGCAGTGAGGAGTATCAGGATGGAGACGATCTCTTTCGGCGGTCGACCGGTTCAGGGGTTCGCGCTGGGCGCCTCCGGTGGCGTGAGCTCGCCGGGCGCATCTCCCGCCTTCGCCGCGGTGATGGCTGGCGCCACCGCGGGCCTGCTCGTCTACACGTTCAAGGGGCCGCTCTGGGGCTCCATCCTCGCTGGCTCCGGCGTGGCGTTCGTCACCAAGTGGGGCATCGACCGCTCCGCCGAGGGAGCGTGATGAGCGCGCTCGTGAATAGCAAGCTGCTCGGCGCCGCGCTCATCGTCGTTGCGCTCGGCGTCGACCTCACGCTCACCCTCACCGGGCACCCCGTCCCGTCGCTCATCGCGTCGGTCGTGACGGCGGGGCTCGGCCTCGTCACCGGCTCCATTCTCTCGTCGTCGAAGGCGCCTGCCGTCGCAGCCACTGCCGCCGCCGAGGTTGAGACGGTGGAACCCGACGACGACAACACCCCTTCCGCATCATGAGCTACTCGTACCTAACCTCGAACGGCCTTCTCGCGCAGGGCAGCGCGCCCCCGCAAGGGGTGCGCCTGCCGTTCGACGTCATCGTGCTGTCGGCGATGGAGTACCAGCCGGACCTGCCCGGCTACCATGTCATCAAGATGCCGCTCGACGATGGACCGCCCCCCGACAAACTGACGCGCATGCGCATCCGGCGTACCGCACGGCAGATCGCTGACCACGTGCGGTTGGGCCATCGGGTGCTCGTCACGTGCTGGCAGGGCCGCAACCGTTCCGGCGTGCTTGCGGGGCTCGCGCTCGTCGACCTCGGAATGCCGCCAGCGCACGCGGTCTACCGCATCCGCACTCGCCGTAACGGTCTCACTAACCCCCACTTTCGCGCGATGGTCGAATGGCAGAGGCAATCAGCATGAGCCATATCGTTGGTCGCGGTCGGTACGCGCGAGAGACCTATCCCTCTCCGCCCGCGGGGGCCGGAGGCGGCCCGTCACCCGTCGTGCACGGCGTACCGGTTGTTGGCCTTTTCGTTCTCGTCCTCACCGCGATGTACCAAACCCCACCGAAGAAGGGCTAAGCGAACAATATGAGCCGCATCATCGGTCGCGGACGGTACGCCACGGAAACGTATTCGGAGCCGGCGAAGGCTTCCACGATGGGCGTCACCGGCCCTACGGGCTCGACTGGACCCACCGGAGCTACCGGGGCGACGGGGGCGACCGGGCAGACGGGTGGGACGGGTCCCACCGGCGCTACCGGCAACACGGGTTCCACGGGCGCGACGGGCCTTACTGGACCGGTGGGTGCGACGGGAGCTGTCTTCACCGGCCCCACGGGTTCTACCGGGTCCACGGGGACGACCGGAGCAACGGGGTCTACCGGACCCACTGGCAGCACTGGAGCAACCGGAGCCACCGGTTCCACGGGAGTCACGGGACCAACTGGAGCGACCGGGCCTACCGGTTCGACGGGAGTCACGGGACCAACTGGAGCGACCGGGCCTACCGGTTCGACGGGAGCGACGGGTGCGACCCCGTCGGTTCCGCCCCTCTCATCGCTCCTCTACGTCGATCAGCTTGCAGCTCCCGGTGGCGACGGCTCGATTGCTGCCCCGTTCACCACCATCGCGGCAGCGAACGCAGCCTTCCTCGCCAAGGGTGTTCCGAACAAGAACAACAAGTACGGCATCTTCCTGGTCCCCGGGATCTATCCAGAGAACGTCAATCTTTATCCGTGGATCTTCCTCGTCGGCACCGACCCGTTCACGACGCGCCTAACAGGCACCCTCGCGCTCTGGACCGATCCGGGCAACGCCGACAACTACTGGAACCCGCCGGACAACCCGGACGACAACTTCACGGACATGCGTGGAGGACTCATCAACGTCCTCGTCACCAACGCGCTGACCATCGACTTCAACGTCGGTGCGACGCCGGGCTCGAGTTTCACGGGGAGCAACGAGGGCAAGTTCTACCTCGAGAACTGCATCCTCAACTCGCTCTTCACGATGGTCGGGTTCAGCCTCATCAGTCAGGGGCAGGGGCGCGGTTGCCAATTCTTCTCCGGGTACACCATCAACGGAGCGAACTGGCAGACGGAGAACTCGAACGTCACGGGCGGCGCCGCCATCACGCTGACAGACGCGAACATCCCGGCAATCCTGACGTGCTTCGGCGGCGGCACCAACGGCCCGCTCGTCGCGACGAACACGGTCCGCGGCATCACGGTGAGCCTCTTCGGCTTCGCGGTTGACGGTCCGCTCACGCTCTCTTCGTCCGGCAGCCTTACCTACGCGGCTACCGTTGAGGGGTTTCCGCTCGTCCAGACTCTGACCGGCAACCCGACGGTCACCCTCATCACGCTCGCCAACGGTCTCGCCTACTCGCCCCAGACGCCCGGCAACTGGTCTCCGGTCCCCACGCAGGTCGCGCAGGCGCTCGACGAGCTCGCCGCTCGTCCATCGAGCGGAGCCACTGGTGCAACCGGTGCAACCGGATCGACCGGTGCCACGGGACCGACTGGCTCGACAGGAGCCACGGGAGCCGGGAGCACGGGCGGCACCGGACCCACCGGCTCCACGGGGGCGACTGGAGCTACCGGTCCGACAGGAAGCACGGGTTCCACGGGACCGACTGGGACGACAGGACCCACGGGTTCCGGTGGGGCGACGGGCGCCACCGGGGCCACCGGCTCGGGCGCTGCGCTCGTGCAGACGGTGCTCGCGAACCGTCAGCAAGGCGGCATCTCGAGCGGTACAGGGCAGTCCGCAACCCTTACGCTCACCGCGATCACCTCGACGCCTGGCGCACCGGGCAACTTCGAGGTCGGCGGCTACGCTTCGGTCAGCACCTCGGCTGCGGGCGATCAGGTCCAGGCCACGCTGCTCAAGAATGGTTCACCGATTGGTCCCACCGTATCCTTCCGGACTGACACGTCCGCCGAATACGCGCTCGCCATCGGCCCGTTCGTCGATACCCCAGGTCCGGGGACGTATGCGTACGCGATTCAGATCACGAACACGACGGCCGGGCACACCGTGCAGTTCAACAGCGGCAACGTCGTCGCGCAGGAGTCGTTCTGATTAGAACGACCCCATAGCCAGGAGTCTCTCCATGTACCTAGTCGGTCTCGGTGACAGTCCCATGCTCATCGCGGGTGCCCTGAGCGGGGACCCGAGGCGGTACGTGGAGCTCCTGGCGGCGAACCCCCAGAAGCCGCTCACGTTCGTCGGCGGCTGCCCGACGTTCCGGTCGCTCGCGGTCGGAGAGCGCCTCTTCGTGCCGCTCGGCTTCGCCGGCGACTCGCTATGCCGCGCGTTTGGCGTTGGCAGTCACCAGGAAGCGTTCGCGCGGCTCCAGCATGTCTTCGGCGTTGGGGCGACCCCAGAGAGCGCATTCGACAGGCTCGCGCGGCGATTCGGTACCGGCGACGTCGGCGACGTCGGGGCCTGGGAGCCAGGGGGCAGCCGCCTCACCGGGATGACCAAGATCCACGGGCTCGAGGGGCTCAACGAGACCCGCACGAACGCTACCGCTTACGCGCTGGGGCTCGGCGACATCGGACTCGCAGACATCTTCGGCGACATCGGGCACGCCGTTGGCAACGCGGTCCACGACATCGGCAACGCCGCGGGGCACCTACCGCAGGACGTCGCCAAGGTCGCGCAGAACGCCGCGAACGAGGCGCAGAAGGCGGTCAACAGCGTCGGCAAGTTCATCAAGCAGGCCGGCGGCGACGTCGGCAAGTGGCTCCAGGACGCCGCGAACAACTTCGTGAAGGACCCGATGGGCACCCTCGCGAAGATCGCGACGAGCGGGCCGCTGGGTCTCATCCTGAACCCGGACGCCCTGCTCAAGCAGCTCGGCATCCCCACGCCGGGCGACATGCTGCACAAGCTCGGGCTGCCAGACCCGGGCGAGCTGCTCAAGAAGGCGGGCCTGCCCACCAACCCCGCTGACCTCGTCCGCGGCATCGCGCACCCCAAAGAGCTCCTCGAGAAGATTCCCGGCATCAAGGAGATCGCCAAGTTCATCCCGAACATCGACCCGCTGAAGATGGTGACGGGCATCGTCGATGCTGCGGTGCACGGGGACTGGAACCGTCTGAAGACCGAAGTCGTCGACCTCGGTCACATGGTGGCGGGCGTGCTCTCGATGGTCCCCGGCGTCGGCAACGTCATCGGCGGGCCGCTCGACGCCGCGATCACGCTGCTCGAGACCGGCAACCCGCTCAAGGCTGGCTTCAGCCTCCTCATCGGCGAGGTGCCGGGTATTCCGCCCGACATCCGGGACATCTTCCTGCGGCCTGCCCTCAACGCCGTCGCCGACATCATCGAGAAGCACGAGTCCGTCTCCGATGCGCTCGTCAGCGGCATCAAGGACGGCATCATGGGCGAAGCGAAGAGCAAGGGCCTACCCGACTCGCTCCTCAAGCTGATCGGCAACCTGCTCGACGGCGCCATCCAGCTCATCTTCCATCACAAGCCGCTTTCGCAGGTGGCGACGGGATTCCTTCAGCAGGGACTCCAGACGGCCATCAGCGCAGCCGGCGCCTCCATCAAGCTCCCGCCCGAGATCACGAAGCCGGTCGACGACCTGAAGAAGGCGTTCGAGGACGCGAAGTCGACGGCGCTCCAGAAGTTCGGCGACCTCACGAAGATTCCCGCCGAGGTCCAGCACAACATCGACGCCATCAAGGGTCAGTACGAGGGCGCGTTCAAGAACGTCATGAGCAAGCTTCCGCCCGACGTCTCGGCGAAGCTCACCAGCATCAAGGACGCCGCCCACGACTTCAACGGGCTCGGCGCCAAGGTGAACAACCTCTCCGCGCTGACGAACGGGATCATCAAGCTGAACAAGCTCGACCCGAAAAAGCTCGACGCCGGCATCCAGAAGCAGATCAGCGACCTCAAGGCCGCGCTCCAGGCGAACAAGCTCGGCATCCAGGCGCACGCGAAGTCGCTCGACAATAACCTCGGCGCCCGCGCGCCGAACGCGCCGGTCCAGCACGCCGCCGTGGTGCCGGCGCCGGCGACGCCTCCCGCTCCCGCGGTCGTGCAGCCCCCCGCTCCGTCGTCGCCGGCAGTGGCCCCGCCGCCGAGGCCCCCGATACCGCCGATGCCGCCGCAGCACCAACACCATCACCACGGCCATCCGCACTGGACGCCGTACCCGTACGCGCACGGATGGCCGTACGCAGCGAACCGCTGAGGGGGACCCCATGGACGGCATCGGCGATGCAATCGGCAAGGGCGGAGGAGGCGGCGGCGGCCACGGTGGTGGAGGAGGCCACGGTGGCGGCGGCGGCTGGCACGGAGGCGGGGGGCACCCGTCGTTCGGCGGCGGCCGTCGCTTCTTCGGACGCGGGTTCGGTCCAGGGTGGGGTGGCTGGGGCGGCAACTGGTGGGGCGGCCCCTGGTGGCCCTGGCCGTACGCCAACACGACCACGCAGACTTGCGCGCGGTGGGGCATGCCAGTCGCGCTGACGCCCGACCTCGTCATCGTCGCCGGCCGGCTACTCCAGGCGAGCGGCGGTGCCCCCGCGAGCGGTTACGTGCAGAACATCCTCTACCTCTTCTCGATGGAGCACGGCGGGCTGACCGCGCGGCCGTGCGCGGGCTTCAACAGCTACTAGGAAGCGTCGAGACCGGGGTAGAGGTCCGGATGCTCGACGGGCGCAGCCGGCGTCGTCGTGACCGTGCTCTCGTCGAGCGGCGGCAACGGTTCGGGCTTCGCGGTGGCCGGTAGCTCCTTCTTCGGGTGTTGGTGCTTCTCCGCCTCGCGCAGCTCGCCGTAGCACTTGAAGCAGTACCGAGCCTCGTTGACGGGGCGAAGACGATGGCAGCGCTTGCAGATCGATGTGGTCGTCGTCGGCATGCGTGACAGTGTACTACGCCCGGGCGCGCGCGATATACCGATCGATTCGGGCCTCTTTTTCCGCGTCGGTATGCTCGTGCGGCACCTTCCCCGCGGTGCACGGCTCGTCGTACCCGTCGATCATCGTCGCATGCTGGTCCAGCGGAAGGTCCGACCAGCGCCCGCAGTTCACGCAGTAGTCGGAATGGACGGCGCCGCACCCGCATTTGCGGTTGTCCGCTCCCTGCTTCACGATCCACGCCTCGGTGTCGACGACGGGGGCGTTCTCCGGCGCCCGCCCCATCGCTTCCTTGAAGGTGTTGCCGGCGGTCTCGACGTCATGCGCCTGGCAGGGGCTCGGGCTCGCGTTCGCGCTGCTGCATTCGCTCGGCGCGTCGCTCAAGGCGGGTGGACGACGGCTTCGAAACTATCCGGCACACCCTGCGTTCATCGAGGCGCATGCTCGCAAGCCGGACATCTGGAAGACGGTGAGTGAGCAAGGCTTCTCGTCGTCCAGCAACAAGGGGTTCGGCGACCGATATACAGCGGTGTTTGAGTACGTTGGCCCCGCGAACCCACGTTTCGCGACGGCTCTCGGACTACAGCGCCAGCTCGGGCCGCCGCCGCAATCGTCTGAAACTGCACCGCAGGCTCCGCTCGGGCCGCGGCGACATCAAACCCGACAACGTGTCGCCCGTGGCCGCGAGGTCGCGGGCGATTCGTGTTTACGGGGTCTGCGAGAGCGTACGGTTCTGGCGGGATACAGCCTTGCGTCTCGCCAGTTCGTCCAGGTGCGCCACCATGTCACGGGCTTTCGGGTAGCTCTCGGCGGCCGACTTCGTTGGATGAAAGCCGCCCCTCCTCTACCGCATCGCCGCCTCGGTCAGCGCCCTAACGACGACGGCCGTCCTCAGCTGCGTCGCCGGCCGGCCCGTCGCCTCGGCCTCCCTGACGCAGAGGCGCTCGAGGGCGCGCGCGGCGTCGAGCGGGAGCCACACGGACAGCTGTACGCCATCGCGGGGCGCCTTGCGCTGGCCTGAGCGGCTCCACCGGACGACGTGCTCGTGCCCGTCCGGCCAGGCGGCATGCTGGCCCACGTGGGCCGGATCGTCGTGCATGCACTGGAGGCGCTCGCCGTCGTGCGTGTGGCGGGCCTGGCAGGTCACGACGGGGACTCAATCGGCCATTGTGCGACGACAACGGCGTTGCGGAAGACGCCTTCGTGGGCGTCTTCTCCTTCATCGTATCTGCGAGCCACGAGGAGCGTCAGGTACGCGCGACGTTTTCCGTGGATGTTGCGGTAAGCAACTGAGTCGAGAAGGTGCACGCGGTCTGCGTGGATTCGTTCGGCGTCGCCGATGGCGATCGCGGAGGTGCCGCGCAAGATCGTATCAGCGTCGCCATCATCCCCAAATCGCACGCTTGGTGGAAGGATAAAACCACATGGATACAATTGATCGTCCACGCGCAGGCCATACTCCCAATCCCATCGATTGTGAGTATTAGCATGCGTCTCTACGGCTTTTTTGATGGATCCGGTCTCGCTCATCGTCCTACCGCTCCTCCGCCAGCTCCGTGCTGACAAGAGAAGACTAGCACGCGGTACAGACCGCGCAAGCACTATTTTAGCATGGGGCCCGTCATCCGAACAATGTCGCCTGCTTGGCCACCAGCGGCAGGCAGGCGGGAGAAAACCAGATACACTCCTGGGCCGTCGTGCTGTCGCCGCTGTAGGTGAGCCGTCCGCGCTCCCAATCGTGCTCCGTCCAGCCGGGTAGATACCGAGTGACAGGAGCCCGCGGCGGAGACGTCGCGGGCTTTTCGCCGTTAGCCACTGCTGGCGACGCACATCCACTGGCCGGAGCCGTCGCCCCGGTACTCCGCCCACTCCTCATCGGGGAGGAGCGGTCTACGGCGTGTCAGCTCTCTGACGTCGCCTCGCCCGTCTCGCCTCAGCCAGCACCAGCCGCTCCAGCGTGGCCGTCCTCGTGTCGCCCATGGCGTCCAGGGCGTCGACGGCCTCGCGGGAGAGGTACACGTCGAGCCGCACCCGGCCCGCCTGCTGGCGAGCTGAGTGCGGCTTGGTGGGACCGGAGGTCACTGCTCCTCTGGCGTGAGCGGGCGCCACCACTCGCCGTCGTGAGCGAATGCGGTAGGCTCCCACGGCCAGGCCGGGACGCAGCGTACGCCCTGGATACGGCGGACGATCACGATCGCACCGGCCCAGCGGCGCGCGACGCGCCCCCGTCCGAGATGCGGTGACGGGTTAAATCGTTGGGGGATGGCCTCGGCTCGGTGTCGTTCATGGTCCTCAGCTTCGACGGAGAGCGGTTTCCTTGACAAGCCACACCCATGCACTTCGGTGGGACCCTACCGCCGCAGGAGAGCCATCGTGGGCACCCGTCCGCAGCCATCACACCGCGCCGACCCGTCCGCGCGGACCGCGATCACATTCTGCCGGCCGCACCCCCCGCAGCGCAGCCCCGCAGCGCGCGTGCGAAGGGCCTCGAGCGCGCGAGTCCGGACCGGGCGCTTTCCCCTCACCGGAATCCTCGAGTGAACCGCGCGAGGAAGTCGTCGTCGGCCGCTGGCGTTGGCGTCGCCTGGGGGGCGGGTTGGGGGATTGGCGTCTCTTTGGGGGGCGGTGGGGGCGGAGCTGGTGGCGGGGAGGGGTCCGGTCGGCGCGCTATCGCCTCGTCGATGAGCCCACGCCCGGCGGACTCCTCGACGAGACCCGCGCGCCGGATGTAGGTCAAGACCTCGCGCGGATTGTGGTGGCCGGACGCCTCCATGATGTCGGGGACCTTGCGCCCCATCTTGTAGGCGCTCGTGATGAACCCGCTGCGGAGCGAGTGCCCCCCGAACTCGCTGGGGTCGAGCCCGAGCTGCTTGACGTAGAACTGCACCCGCCTGGCGACCCCCTTGGGGGCGAGCGGCGCCGTCATGACGGCCCCGGTGACCATGTCGACCCCCCGGAAGACGGGACCGCGCTCGATCTTGGAGACGGCCAGCCAGCGCCGGAGCGAGCGCACGGGGCAGTACCGTTCGTCGGAGGCCGGCGTCAGCGCGACGACGTGCCCCTTGCCGGTCTGGTCGGCCTTAGCGCGCGGGATGACCCACCGGAGCCCCCCGTCGAGGGGTTGGAAGTCGGCGACCTGGGCGGCGACGATCTCGCTGCGCCGTCGTCCCCCCCCTTGCCAGCCGATAAGCAGCATCGCGCGGTCACGGATCCCCCGCACGTCGTCGCTTATCAGATCGCACACGCGGAACAGTAGCGCCTCGCCGGTCGCGCCGAGCTCACGCTTCTGCTTCTTCGGCGCCGTCCCCTTCAGGCGCGCCAGCGTGTCGCGCGCTTCGATGATAACTGGCTCGTCCCACGGACTTGGGTGACCAGACCGGCGATGACTGCGACAGATGGCGGACAGCACGCGCGTGATCGCGCTGTACCCCATCGGCCCCTTCGGTTTGCCGCTCGGGACGTCGAGCGGGTCCCTCCCGCGGTCCGCGAGCTCGAAGAGGTGCGCCCGAATGACCTTTGGGTCGGCCGGCATCGCCGTGACCCCATGACGAGAACACCAGGACGCGAAGCAGTGGAGATCGAGCTCGTAGGCCCGCCGAGTGTTCTCGGGGACCGCGTCGTCGGCCGCTTCTTCTGCGCGCTTGTCGAGCGCCGCCAGCTCCGCACGCGCCGTGGGGGCGAGGGCCGTCGACTCGTGTGGGATATTGTCGTCTTCCGGCATCTTGTCCGATAACGATACCTTATCGGCCAAGGGGGTCCCGGCGTCCAGATCCCCCCTTGCGGCCTGCCGGCGGCCCCGTGACGGCGCTCGAGGCCACCGGTAGGCCACCCACCACGCTGCATTCGAGCGCGCGCGATCATGACCACCCCGCGCTGTTATGAGGCTTCGTCGTGGCTTCAGACTAGCAGTTACAAGGTCGTTTGGAGGCTAATCGCCACGGGAACAGCCAGAAAGCTGCCCTGCTGGCTGCCCGAGAGGCTTTGGCGATGCCCCCGCCGCCCTCGCGAGCGGCTGGGGGTCCGGGATCAGGGGACGGTCGCACCGCGGCGTCCAGGCCGCCTCGCCCGCGGGGGACGCAATGCCCATCCGGGAACGAGAGCAGGTAGAGGACGACGGGCCGCCTCACGACGGCTTGCGGGGCACCCTAGCACGCCCCCGACGGTGATACCCTCGAGCCCATGGCCAACCAGATCGTCCTTTCCTGGTCGGTGAGCGCCGCCGGCACGTCCTTCAACCCCGCGAAGACGGCAGCTGCGCTCGCGGCGGTGATGCTCTACCAGAACCCGCAGACCGATCCGGTGCTGGGGCAGCTCTTCGGGCTCACCGTGGAGGCCGACGTCACGGCGCCGACCGCAGACGGGGCGACCCGGACGCTCACGCTCAACATGACGCCTGCCGCGGGCGCGCCCCTCGCCCCGCCGTTCTTCCCCTGCAACCCCACGACGGCGACAACGCCCGTTCCACCCTACGAGCTCATCGCGCTCGAGGCGCTGCCTGGAGCATTCCTCACCGTCAACGGTTCGGACATCGTGCAGACCGAGGTCTCGCAGATCCCATCGCTGGAGCACGGCAACCGGGTGCAGTTCGATGCCCAGGTCGGCGTCTTCTACGAGGTCGACACGGTCACCTCTGGGCAGATCACGCTCACGACGCCGTACCTCGGCACGACCGATGACGATGGGGCGGCCATCGTGAAGCCGGCGCCGGCAACGATCATCGCGGTCTACTCGACCTCGCCGCTCGACACGGCCGGCGTCCCGCAGATTCAGCCGGTGCCCATCCCCCCGGGCAGCGGCGCGCAGACGGTCAGCCTGACCTACCTCGACTCGACGGGCGCGGGACCGTTCACCATCGTTGCTCCGCTCGCCGGCAAGGCGCCCATCCCCATCCCGCTCGCAGTCGGCAGCCTCGACGTGACGACCATCCTCGACTTCCACGTCGCCTCGACCGGCGCGTTCGGCAACAGCGTGGGGCAGATCACCCTCTGCGAGCTCAATGGAGAAGACCTCGCCGAGGCCGAGCAGACCACGACGCTCGGAACGCCGACCCGTACCGAGTTCCAGCGGGTGACGGATCTTCTCCAGACGCTCATCGACCGCGCGCTCGTCTACATCCCGCCGTCGTACTTCGCGCTCGCGGGCCAGCAAGCGACCTCGCCCCAGCTCGAGGGCGACTTCATCGTCACGACCGGTTCCGCGAACGTCCCCACCACGGAAGACCAAACCGGCGTTCTGTCGGCTGGCGACACCATCCAGTTCATCGTGCAGCTCGGCGACGCAACGCCGTTCGGGTTCGTCGAGACCTTCTACACGCTGCGCGCCGTCTCCCCACGCGGCGTCACGCTCGAGACTCCGTTCACCGGCATCAACCGCCTAAACCGACCGCAGCTCCCCAGCCTCGGGTCGAACACGCGCGGCACCATCTCGACGGAGCTCCTCGAGTTCCCGACGGCCGCGCAGCTCATCTCCCCGCAGCCGGCGACGCCGCCGAGCGACGACCAGCTCGCCGGCCCGCTCGCGCAGTTCGTGAATCCGGGCGTTGCCATCCCCCCGCCTGGCCAGCCGCTACCGCCAACGACGATGAGCCCCCCGCCCACCTTCCTCAGCGGGTTCTTCACGCAGACCATCCAGCTCGCGCTCGCGGTGCCGGTGACGCCGGCAACGATTACGCTCGTCTGAGCGATGGCGTCACTCCAGGCAGTCGAGAGCTTCGAGGAGGAGTGGCGCACGCGCGTACGAGGCGCGCAGCTGAAGGGCTTCGGTGCGACCCGGCGCGTGTCGCGACCGAGCTACGGTCGCGTATGCCTCTGGCTTCGTCTCGTCTGCGGGCACTGCGAACAGCGCATGGTGCCGCTCGATCGGGCTGGTGCGTTCAAGTCACCGGCGCGCGTCCGCTGTAGCGAGTGCTAATCGCTCCAATCGAGCAGTCGCACGTGCTGGTGGAACCCGCATTCCCACGGGCAGACGACTGACGGCGAGACGACGCCCGAACTGTCAATCCGATGGTCGCCGAGGTGGAATGCCCGCCCGCACGTGGGCACGTCAGCGCCGCAGTGTGCTGGAATCGCGGGGGACCCGTCACGAACGGACTCCAGCCCTGGACCCGTAACTTGAAGATGGGCCGCCGCGCGATGTCCACCCCTAGTCCTTGCACGCTGGCCGGGTGCATGAGAAGCTGGCCGGGACAAGAGAGGTGTGACGGAATGACCACGCAAAGGCGTGTCGTCGTCGAAGCTGCACGTAAGCGGCCCCCGCCGCAGGTGCAACGGTTCCGCGTGCTCATCGAGCACGATGCGGATCCGGACGTCTCGTACCTGGAGCAGGACGAGTTCGAAGACCGACTCGCAGCCTACAAGCGGGGCGAGTTCGGGTTCGTCGGCGTGCGCGTCGAAGCCGAGGTCGTTATCGAGGGAATGATTCAGACGCTCACGAGTCCCGGCCTCTGGGGCATCGAGAGCGATTCGGACAAGGAGTACATCGCGCAGGTGGCCGGAGAGGAGTACGCCGCGCTGCGTGACGTGCTCAAGGCCGTGGGTGTGTCGACGTCGCAGCTGCCGCGCGAAGTCGAGCAGGACTGGTTCGAGTGGAGGGCGTAATGACGAAGCGATTCGGGTCGAAGGGAACGATGAGGCGAGCGCCGAGACGAGCGCCGCCGGCGCCGCGGAGCAGACACCAAGAGCCGCCCACGGACGGCATCGTGGAGGCCGAGTGGTTCGAGACTGACCGGGAAGCGCAGGCGGCGTGGGAAAGAGTGGAGGCCGAGTTCAGCTCGCGCCAGGAGGACTGACAATGGCTGATATCGACTTTGAGGACGAGGACGCAGTGCTCGAGGAGATGGCGCGGGAGCTCGACATCGACCCCGACGACATCAGCATCAAGAGCAACCGCGGGCTCGAGAGCTTCCGCACCGGCACGGTCTACGAGATCACCATCCGTGGTGGGGGTCACAAGGAGTGGGCCGTCGTCGAGAACAACGACCAGGCCGAGGAGCTGGCAACCGCGATCGTCAAGCAAGACCTCGAGCAGGAGCCCGAGATATTCAACAAGGACTTCATCCAGCAGCACATCAACATGGACCGGCTTCGGCGCGACCTCCATAGCGACGTGCTGGACATGCGGATCGAAGACCTCACCCACACGGCCAAGCGTCGCCCTGACGACTTCTGGGACGACTACGAGCGAGCGGGATTCGAGGCGCCCGAGGAGGACGAGGAGGGCGAGCGGCCGGAGCCCACGCAGGAAGAGATCGAAGAGCTCGCCGAGAGCCAGGCTGACTCGGAGCTCGAGGATCCGATGCGATACCTCGAAGACATCTACGGCGACGACGCCGCTGCGAAGGCCATCGAGATTGCTGGCTTCGACATCAACGCTGCCGCCGAGGAGGCGGTCAGCACGGGCGGCGCCGGGCACTTCCTGTCGGGCTACGACGGCAACATCGAAGAGACCAAGAACGGATTGGTCTACTGGCGGGTGAATTGATGGACCTCACGACGCCGCTGGAAGGCGACGCCAGCCTGGTCATCGACCCATACCCGTTGGCCGACTCGGTGAACTTCCCGCTGAGGAGGGGCGAGGTGCCGCTCCAGACCGCCTAGCGGTGGCTTAGCCGAGAGCTGAAGGCCGACGTGAAACTCCAGCACGCTCACGGGGACCGGTTCACGGCCCTCGTCAACGGTTCCCCGCAGGAGACCGTCCAGATCAAGGTTCACATGAAGAAAGGGCGCGCGCCCGCTGCGGGCAGGCGAGCGTCCGTCACGCGAGAGGCAAGAGGCAGCGCGATGGAGATCACGATTCCCACGATGGAGTGGCAACAGATCGGCGGCGACATGGACCCGGGCGCATCCGGCGGTACCATCGCTGCCGCGGACGGCCACGCCGTCGAACTCATTCAGATTCAGCCGGTTCGCGAGTACGTCGGGGACAAGGAAGCCGCCGAGGTGGGCTTCCCGTTCTGGACGCGGGTCGCGTACTTCGACGCGAACGACCTCAGCGTCGAGAGCCGCGACGTCAAGAGTGCGCTCGACTCCATCGGTATGGACCTGGAGACGCTCGAGGCGGACTACACGCCGGAGCAGCGCGCGCTCGTCATCGCGGAGGCGCTGCTCGGGTACGGCCGGGCCGACGAGGGACCGTCCGGCTGGTCCAAGGATCTCGACCTCCCCGAGAAGGTGAAGTGGTGGGGGGACAAGGTCGCCGGCGCCGAGTACATCTCGGACGAGGACGAAGCGTTCCGCAACGACGTGCTCGGACACGACGAGATCCGGACCGCAATCGAAGAAGTCGTCGAGCGAATGGCTGACGAGAGCTCGGCCACCGGCTGGAGCACCATCGGTGACCAGGTCCGCTACGACCTCGAGAGCGAAGGGTTCGATCCGGAGACGGCTGTCGGTATCGCGGAGTTCGGCGATGCAGTAGCGGTCAACGGGGACCTCGAGACCGAGAAGACCATGGCCGGCGTCGAGGGCGAGCTCGAGGCGGAAGGCTACGAGGACACCGACAAGGGGGGCCGTATCCCCTCCGACGATGGGTACGCCTCCGCAGAGCACGTCATCAGCGCGGTCGCGCAGGAGCTCGGTCGATCCGAAGAGGAGGTCGAGGAGGCCGCCAAGGGGCTCGACTGGTGGCAGGAGGAGATCCCGTGGGGAACCTCCGGCTACTCGTCGGTCTGGGCGAAACGCAAAAGTGGTGGCGCGAAGCTCGGTGGGCGCAACCGCGAGACGACGGTGAGGAGGTAACGATGGCCAGACGTTCAAGCAGTAGACCGCCGGCAGCACCCGCACCCGTACCTGCCCCGCGCCGGCCGGTCGCAGCGATGATCGACGAGCTGCGGAACTGGCTGCCGAACTACGACAACAAGCCAAACGACTACCCCACGCTGCTCTTCCGCATCCTCGCCAGCCTGCCGGGCGGCGAAGAGCTTGAGGACATCGGTTTCGAACCGTTCGGCATCGGTTTCCACGAGGCCGACCAGCTCCAGCGGGTGATTGCGGCCATCCAAGACAAGCGCGACGTCGAAGAGCTCGTGGCGGGCCTGCTCCGCGACGAGAACGAGGAGCGGGACGTCGGCGAGCGCCGCCGGCCGCCCCCGATGCGTGAGCAACCGAGCCACACCGCCCACGAGATGCGGCAGCCGATGACGCGGACGCTGCAAGTGCCGGTTCGGCCGGCGGGACGGCGACCCGTGCACCGGCGCGCGCCCCCCGCGCTACCCCCGGTACGGAGGCGACGATGAACCTCGAAGCATCCCGTGCCCTGACAGCAGCCCGCGCGCAGCTGGCTGCGGTCGGCATGGCGATCAAGTACAGCGCCGAGTGGGGCGAGTAGAAGGACATGGACATCATCCAAGACACGCTCGCCAAGGAATACGCACGACGAAGGCGAGCTTCCCAGAAACGGGCTCCCGCACGACGGAGGCGACGGTAATGGCACGCGGAAAGAAGCTAGACGCATTCACGAGCGCGTACATCGAGGCAGCGCTCTGGTCGACCAACGACAACGCAGACGAGCAGGGCGGTGAACCGCTCGACGCGAACTACGGCGTGGAGGACATCGCCCCGGAGACGCTGGAGCTCATGATCGAGGACTGCGCCGACTTCCAGGAGCGGTTCGGTGAGCTCATCTTGGACGAGCAGGACTCCGCGCGGTTCAACCAGTACGGGCGGTGGGAGATCGCCGGCCACGACTTCTGGCTGAACCGCGAGGGGCATGGCAGCGGGTTCTGGGACGGCGGATGGCCCAAGCACGGCGACGAGCTCAGCGAGGCCGCGCAATCCTACGGGGGGTTCGAGCTCTACGTCGGCGACGATGGGCTCATCTACGGCCCGCCGCCGGACATGTACCGCAACCCGCCCGAGTGGCTGGCCAAGCGCCACCCGAGCCTGGCGCGCAAGCGCACTACCGGCGAACCGCGCATGTACGTCGTCACTGGTGCGCTCAGCCCCAACGCTGAGCTCGTCCACACCGGTGCCCAGCGCGGCATCCAGTACGAGGTCTACCGGGACCCCACGCCCGAGCAGGCGAGCGGCCGGCACGGCAGCGACATCCGCTCGAAGCGGCCGATGGGTCACCGGAAAGGCATGGAGTTCGCCGCCGTCGTGCTCACGCCATACCAGAAGGAAGACGGTTCCACCGGCGTCGAGCGCGAGCAGATCGGGTACGGCCGCACCATCAAGCAGGCGAGCGAGAAGGCGGCCGACTACATCGCGCGGCTCTGGCACCAGGAGCAGCGGTTCCGCCGCGAGGACGTCCGGCGCGGGCGACACGTGCCGAGCGAGTCCACGCGCGGACGTCGCCACCATCGTCGCCACCTTGGTCGGACGACGCGGGAGAGCACGCGGCAGCACGTCGCACGCGATTTCTCCTCGCTGCCGGCGCTCGCCAAGCACGAGCGCGACGAGAACGGGGCGTCGCATATCCTCGTCTCGGTCCAGGGGGTATGGTTCTTCTACCCGGGAGGCTCCCGCGAGGAGTTCGGCGCAAGGCGGCGCGCGTACACCATCGGGCAGGCGTGGGAGGAGCGCGGGTACTGGCACTCGTCGGCGCCGTCCGCGCGGACCGAAGGGGAACTCTCTCCGACCGCGGAGCCGCTCGACCGGTTCATCGACGAGGCGTATCGCGGCAAGGTCGCGTTCGAATCGCCCCACCACCGTCGCAGCCCGCGGCACGGTCAGCACGCCGTCCACGATTACATCGCGGTCGGCACGAACGGCCGCAAGGTCGCCGGTCCCTTCAAGGATTACAGCGACGCCAAGAGCGCGGCCGACCGCGCGGGCGGCTACGTCCAGTTCGCCACGGAGGAGCGCCGGAGTCGTCGCGTAGCAGCGAGGAAGTCCCCGCGTGGGGGGTCCACCCGCCGCATCAGCAGCCGCGCGCCGCAGATGACGCCCGACGCCGTCATGAAGATCGCCAGGGACCTCTCGGGCAGGGTCGGCGGCAGCCAACCGAAAACCATCCCGGGCGGGCACCGCTGGAGCGACAAGAACGAGTCCGCGTACTTCGTGACGTACAGCCCGGAGTACAACCAGGTCGTCGTTGTGCTCGTCAGCGTCTTCCAGGACGGCACTCTCGCGCTCGACTTCTTCTCGAGCGAGAACCGTTCCGAGCTCGATCGCTACGAGAACATCGTCCACTTCCTCTACAGCACCGTCGACCTCGGCGAGATGGTCGCTGACCTCAAGTGGGTCTGGGAGACGGTGGACGGCTACGCGGAGAGCTGGGGAGCTGACCGCGACCGCGCGGATGTCGACGAATCGCGGCGCGCAGGCCCCCCAGCCCTGCCTCCCGCGCCCACCCCGCTGCTCTTGCCGCCCGCGCCGACCACCACGGCTCGCCGGCCGCCCACCCGTTCCGCATCCACCCGCCGTCGCGCGCGCGCTCGATAAGGAGTCCTCATGCCTCGCAAGAAGAAGCCGGTCGCCGTCGATCCCCTCGAGCAAGCGGAAGCCGCCGGTGCGGCCTACGCGGACGAGCAGTTCGCGGGGAGCTACTTCCTCGAATGGGTCCGCGACCAGATGCACGAAGCCGAGGAGATGCGGCAGCGCGACCCGAACAGCGTCATCCGGCTCGAGACGAAGGGTGACTACCAGCAGGTCGCCAAGAACATGCTGCAACAGCTCCGGTGGGACGTCGCCCGGGACATCCACGACGCGGACCTCCGCAGCCAGCTCGGCGACAATCCATCGAAGGAAGCGCGGCAAGCATTCTTCGATGGGTTCAACCAGCGGACGCGGGACCAGACCATCGTCAACTGGCTCGCTGACGAGGTCGAGCAGGTCCACCGCGACATGGTCGACCAGCAACGGCTGCCGGGCGTGCAGGCGCGGGAAGCGCCGCGCGCGAAGGTGGGGATCACTCCGGAGCAACGCGCGGCCGTGAACGCAGCGCTGGAGCACTACGGAGCGTTCCTCTCCAACGACGACTTCATCGCGAACCGCGACAAGGTTCTCGGCGTGCGCGTCGAGGTCAGCAAGGGGCGACTCCGCATGGTGAGCCGTGAGGGGAACCTCCTCGCGAGCTACCCGGTCGCGAACATCGGCACCGGGGTCGCCAACTTCGTCGAGCAGTTTTGGTACTGGAAACCGCTCGCGCGCGAGCGTGGGCGGAGTGCCAACGAGATGCGCGTCCACGCGCGAGGTGGCCCGCAGCCGGTGGACGACCCCCTGACAAGAAGCAGAACGACATCTACGTCCGCGCGCGCGGGCTCTTCATGTTCGAGAAGTACGTCGGCGAGGTACCCGGCTTCATCATCGCGGAGCTGACCGCGCCGTCTATCGAGATCCTGACCGCGAACCGCGACGGGTTCCGCGACTGGCAAGTCAGCCACTCCATCAACCAGCTGGCCGAGCGCGTGGCGAAGGACAACCTCTCTGCGCTCAAGAACAAGCAAGGGCTCATCCGGAAGAAGTTCGAGGGGACCGGGAAGTTCCGCGCGCGCGAGCGGGCCTCCAACGTCATGGAGCGCATCGGGACCTTCGGAGAGGGGACCCTGCCCGAGCAGGACACGCAGGCGATCGTCATGGCCGGCCTCCGCCTCGTTGAGACCATGCCTATCCGGTTTTCTCCCATCGCGTTTCTCCGTGCGGAGCACCGATGGCTGACGTAGGTTGCCCCGCATGCCCACTCTCTTCGAGCCCCTCACCGCACCCGAACTGCGCATGCTCCAAGCGTACGCAGAGGGCGACGCGGCAGCAGTCTTCGCACTCGATCCGTGGGCCATCGGTCCGCTCGGCGAGCGAGGGTATGTGCAGCGCACCGAACGCGGGGTGCTCGTCACACCAGAGGGACTCGCGGCCCTGCTCGACGTCGTACCGGCGGACATCATGCGAACGGCATCTCCGTCTGAGGATCTTGAGGCTGCGAACCCGGATGCTGCCAGCGGCCCGAGTAGAGCGCGGCGTACGTCGGCGGGATCGTCTTCATGCCGATCCCCAAGATCGAGTTGAACGCCGTCATCGGGGAGAACCGGCGATTGAAGCGAAAGGCATACTCGTTCAGGTATGCCTGCAAGTGCTGCTGGCTCGTGCCGTGGTGCGTGCCAAGGATCCACGCCTTGAGGTTGCTAAACACGAGGTGGATGAGCGGGAGGTGCGCGTCGTTCATCGCGGGGTCGGCCATCACGATCGGACGGTGCACGTAGCCCATGACGCCGAGTCGATCGTATCCCTGCCATCCATCGGTGCGCACGTTGGTCTTCGGCGCGACGTTTTCGCGCACGAAGCCCTCGCACGTCGCGGCCTGGCGGTCGCTCACGAGCTGGAGGCGCAGCCTGCCTGCATAGTACGGGCGCTTGACCGGCTTGCCGTCGCGGTGCTGCTCACGGCCCGTCGCGCTCGCGTGCTCGCCAGTCTTGCGCATGCGGCCCTCGACGGCGCCAAGCACGTAGACCTTGTGGTGCCGTCCCTTGCGACCACCGACGAGCGTCTCGTCGACCTCGACATGGTGCTCTCCTCCGATCGTGTCGCGGTCGGGCCGCACCATGCCGGCGCGGAGCTTCTGGAGGATCATGTACGCCGTCTCGTAGCGTGTGAGCCCGAGCTGGCGCTGGAATTGGAGCGCGCTCTGTCCGGGCGTCTGCGTCGTGACGAGGTACGCGGCCCAGTACCAGGTCGAGAGCGGCGTGTGGCTCGCCTGCATGACCGTGCCCGCAAGGAGCGATACATCGGCCTTGCACGAGCGACAGCGGAGCACGTGGGGCCTCGCGTCGAAGCGGTACGGCTCCCCGACCACCCCGCACTTGGGGCAGTCGAATTGCTCGGGCCATCGCAGGCGCTCCAGGTACGTCGCGCACGCGCGATCGTCAGGAAACACCCGCTGAAACTCGGGCAACGTGGTCGGGAAGCCGCGGGGATCCATCTACTGCGCGTCCTTGATGGCGGCGACGATCTCGGCCTGGAGGTCCGGTGGGCAGTGCGGCCTTGCCTGCACGAGCAGCATGGTCAGCTTCTCGACGGGGATCGCCACGCCGTCTCCGACGGGAGCCCCGTCAATCTCCTCGGCCGGCAGGTCCCCAATGCACTGCTCGGCCAGTCCGTCATCGTCGATGACGCCACCGACGCGACGGATCGCGCGGATCGTCTCGTCCTCGTCCGCGCCAGCCGCGAGAAGAAATCCGGCCTCCGGGTTGCGGGTCCCGATGGGCTGCCCGCCGTTCCCCGCCCGCTGAAAGCCGTAGACGATGCGGCGCCCGTCGGCGTGCTGACGCACCTTGATTCGACGGATCGTGTTGGCCTGAAATTCGTGCTGCCCGTTGTACCAATCGGCTTGCGCGATCACGGGCCAAAGCTCCGGGTCGATCGTGAGGGGCCGGCGCTCGGACATCGTGATCTTGATCTTGTCGGTGGTCATGGTGGTGGTCTTTCCGCGGCTCGATTGCCGCCCGCGAGGCCCCGTCTGGAGGCCCCGCAAGCGACGAGCGAATCACTCGTTGTCGAATCGACACGAGGCGCAAGCATTGGCGCTGAGCGACCCATCCGGCATCTCGCGAGCGCCGCACGAGCAGCCGTTCCATCGCCCTCGCGACGACGTGTAGCGTCGTCCGGCGGGGCGTGCCGAGATGGTCGAGGCGACCGCGCCCGAGCAGGCCGTGTGCTTGGCCCGGCTGCCCTGGCTCCACTCGACCTTGCTGCCGGGGACGATGCGGGAGTTACAGCAGGGGCAGACGGAAGCGAACTTGGCGGTGATGATCATGGGAGACTCCGTGGTGGCTGGTGGTGGTCTGTCGGGAGCGTTTCCCCTTCCGACATCGATCAATCTAACACATGGGCCGTGGGCGTCAAGCGGATAACGTTCATTTTCTACGGGTCGCGCAAACACGCGGAAAGGATAGCCGATGGGAACTAACCGGATAGGCATGCTTCGTTTCGTTGGCCTCGATCACGTCCGCGAGCGACTCGATCACCTCCATCATCGGATGCGGTCGATCGCGCATCCGCAGGCGGGGCATACTGACGGTTTCACGGCGTAGCCTCCCTCTTCGCCATCCACTCCTCCACCCACTTCGCCGTAATCGCAGCGACGGGGTTGTTATCCGGCGTATGCCCCTTGCGAATCGCAAGTGCCCAGCGCTCGGCGGGTCTATTTGAGTCCGGCTCGAGTCCCGGAATGGACTCGTAATCGCACTTACGCGCGTTCGCGAGCGTCCCGACGAGGCAGGCGCACTCGCCCTCGTAATGCGAGCCGTCGAATCGGCCAGCGCGCAGCGCCTCGAGAAGCGCCGGCACCTCCGCGGGCGCCGCGTCGAGGATGGACCATACGTCGTCGCGGATTGGAGTGAGGTCCGCGTCCGTGAGGACCGCGCCCGTGAGGTCCGCGTCCGTGAGGACCGCGCCCCTGAGGTCCGCGCCCGCGAGGACCGCGCCCGTGAGGACCGCGTCCGTGAGGTCCGCGCCCCTGAGGTCCGCGCCCCTGAGGTCCGCGCCCCTGAGGTCCGCGCCCCTGAGGTCCGCGCCCCTGAGGTCCGCGCCCGCGAGGAC